GCCGCCCTGCGAACCAGTACCGCCGCTCCTAGAAGAAGTGGTACTCACGCCGCCACCGCCACCTCCACAACCAGCGTTTTCTCCGTTGGCGTTGTAACTTCCATGTCCACCACCCTCACCGGTGTAAGTCGAACCGCCACTCACAGCAAACGTGCTGTTGTTGCCCGTACTTCCATTCACACCGATAGAAGTACCCGGACTGGCCGCACCGTCACCAACAGTCGCAACATGGGTTCCAACTCCCACAGTCACCCCCGTCGTTGTCAAAGCACCACCACCACCACCGCCACCGGCACCACCGTAAGGACCGTAATAGACGCCGCTAGCCTTAGCGCCCGAACCGCCACCACCACTCACAAAAATATCAACAGTAGCGGCAGCATTACTAACAACGAAGTTCCCAGTCGAAGTCCACTTGACCCAAGTGTTGCCACCGTCCGTACCCGTGGTATACGTCCCAGTAGCCGTCCAAGACATCTGCTGCGCTGTTGTGATGTTTGGCTCATTACTGTCCGCCCCAGTGCCAATGGAGTTGATCGCTGCGACCCGGAACCAGTATTGAGTGTTCATCGTAAGCCCAGTAGCCGTATAAGTCGTCGCGGAACTACCAGTAGTAGCGGTGACGTTCGACCACGCAGAACCATTAGTTGATTTCTGAACCCGGTAGCCCGAAATGGTCTGACCGCCGTCAGAAGCAGGCGTTGACCAAGTCAGATCCACCTCAGTAGACGCTGACCCTCCGGCTGCCAACGACAAGGTACCCGGCGTGCCGGGAACCGTGTAGGCACTAGTTGTCAATGATGGAGTGTTCCCATCAGGACCAGTTCCATAAGCATTGATCGCTGCCACGGTGAAGTTATAGGCGGTGTTGTTTGTTAGTCCGGTCGCTGAATAAGTTGTTGCCGTACTCCCCGTATCAGAAACGAGAATCACACCGTCCCTCTTGATCCGATAGCCGGTGAGCGTTGAATTCCCGTCATCCCCCGCCGACCACGACAAAGTGATAACCGTGTACGCAGGACTGCCCGCGGCCAGCGACAAGGTACCCGGCATACCGGGGTCACCCGGACCGGTAGAAGTCGCTGTCACGCCACTCGTCAGATCCATATCCAGAATTGTTGTGATTTTGTCAGCCATAACTCAACCCCACAACCCGGCATATGAACTATCCAAAGGACCATCATTTACAATAGCCCGATAACCAACAATCCCGTTTTCTCCGTGATTAACTTTGAACATATCAGTATCCAAAGTTTTATCATAAACATTCGGAGTAGAGAGAGAAACAGAATTAATCAAATAGGTCGTTGGATGACAGACATCTAACAATGTTGGTCCTACATAAAACTTTGTAGTAGAAGCCGAAACAGAGAATCGTATCCACCGCAATCCCGCCGTGGTGAAGTCATACAACGTTGTATGAGTTCCCGAGACGTAAGCCGAAGACACTGCCGAACCTGACGCTCCCGTCAAGTATTTCAGTACTCCAGATTCATCTATGACACATGCCCGATAATTAGCGTTACCAGAAGTCCCCTGTTCCAACAAAATGATGTCAGACGAGTTTCCATAATTAATGTCACTCACAAAGAATAAATAATCTGCTTCTGTTTCTCCACCTGAAAGTCCATTAGAAACAGCATCCGCTCGCATGAATACTTTCGACCCAGTAACTCCGCTGGGATAAAAAGCAAATCCTGAGTTATACCGCGCTCCGGCGATGATCCCATAACGAGAATCCTTAGGGTCAATCGCAGTTGTTGATGACAACAATGAAATGTGTCTACCCGAACCAGTCCTATCCGGTATTGCCGTACAGGCATCATCGCCAAATCTCAATACAGTGTCATCGTTTGCCGCAACTCCGGCACCCGGTACACACTTCTGCAAAATGATCTTTGCCTCAAAAGCAAATTCCGCAGCATCACTTGGACTATTGGACTGACTCCCTACCACCCCGGCAGACAAGGTTGGAGCCATCTCCGTTTCAACCCTCGTCCCATCGGGATCTGGATCTACTTCTGGATCAAAAACATACCTAACCAAATATGGAGATTCCCGATAACGAGTTTTGATTCTTGTAAAATAATCGTCTGGAGTGGTTGTATCTAAAACCGTTTTCAAATAAGAACGCATCGCTTCTGGCTTACCAGCATTCAACCCGTTGAAGGCGTATTGAATTTGCTGTCGATAAGCATCAATGCTTTCGTAAGTAGAAGAACGTGCCAACTGCCAAGTAACGGAATCTTCTGGCGATTCTTCATCCAGAACATCCAAGTTCTGCCATGTCGTGGAGTCGTCTTCGTCGGTCCAGCCAGCCAGAGACAACCACATACTCGTTCCGGTAAATGGATTATTCAGTTTGACTCCCAACAACTGAGCCAACCATGTTAGATACGTTTTAGATTCAGATTTGGAAGACTTGATATCTTGAGGATCAGTCAAAGTTGACAACAATTCTGTATTAGTTGGACTGTCCTCTGCTCTGGTGTAACCCCAAGTCCGAAGTTCCTCACCGATAACCGTCCCACTAACGAAAGCAGAGGACAATAGTTTCCTTGTCAAACTTAGATGACCAGAAGTAGAAGACTCTTCTAGATCCATTGCTCTAATAAAGTCTGGCAATAAATCATATGTATTGTTAAACGTTGTACTCGCAAATGTTCGTGCCAAGTCAATTGCAGTAACATCAGAAACAGCAAACATGAGATCAGGAGAATTGACACCTTCGACTTCAAAAATCAGACGGGCATAGTTGGCATCCTCAGGAACCCAAAATCGTTTCCTGCCAATGGCGGGATTCCCATACTGAAAACCAGACCCGTAGACGACAATAGAAAACGGAATAACCGCCAATTGCCCTGACAACATGTCGGTAGCAAGAATAGTTGTTTCTACTTTATGGGCATCGGAGGAAGGCACCCATGCAGCACCATCTCCTTCTTCACCAGCGTAACTTAAAACAGCACCAGCACTTACATTGTCAACATTGAAATATTCTGTTCTCATGCTGACTTTTTCCCCAGCCAGCGTCTTCCCTATTTTGATAATCCCCGTTACAACGAAACCCCTACCGACCGGAATAACAAACAACGGAGATCTGAGTTCTGTATCGCCCGCAGCAATAGAAGTAACATTGATTCCTTCGCTACGAACCCCACTACCTAAAACAGTTTCTCTTTCACCCAGTTCGGGTACCGTTTGAATAGTGGCATTAACAGATGACCATCTATTGATATCAAATACTTCTTGAGTATCAGTCTTTAACAAATTGACAAACGTCATTTTAAGTTACCGTAATAGATATTGTGCTTGGATAAGTCAGCATCCCCAAATGATTCAAGCGAATATCACCAGTCAAAGCACCCGTGGTATCCGTTGCGTTCGACGCCATCACCTCGGCCCGAACAGCCGTAGTCGTTTGAATAAAGGTTGTAGTACCCGCTCCCATTGTCGTAGGAGCAACACTGCAAGACCACCCTTCATTGGCATTGGCCGTACCTGCTGTGATCCAAACAAACCTGTCAACACACATTTCACCAACAACATCTGCATCTGTTGCCCTAGTCAAAACCCAATTGGTCGAACCTGTACCGGCTGTTGACAAGGTATAAATACCGTTCTCAAAAGCATTGCTTTGATCTTTGACCAAGATACGAGAATCTTCAGCCGGGGTAACTCCATCAACAGTGAACGCAGCCTGACTGCCGCTGTTCGTCAATGTTGCGCCGACCCCAAGAGTTCCATTGGCATATGTAGCGCCCAAGTTTGCCGTAGTTGCACAAGCAACTGTTTCCTCCGGCAGAGATAGTGACACAGACTTGACATAATCAACACCTGCGACCCCATCCACCAAACTAATGATTTCATTTTGTCGAACCACTCGGTCCCAATCCCAAGTGTCGGAATCCAAATACGTTCTCAGCGCTGTCTGAACGGCTGTATTCACCGTTCCAGTCGCCGCCACAGTGGTTTTGTAAACCTCCACCGTCACGCCGATGCCAACCAATTCTGCATTATGAACTTCGATAGAAAGCCCAGTAGCAACCTTCTCGTTTAGAGCAGTAGCAATAGTTGCCAAATCCGCAGCAGCGAGAGTCGCATCATTGACCGAACGGGAATACCCATTCACATTCTCACTAGCAAGAGACAACAAAATGTAAGCAGCATGTTCCGCTCCACCAGTCACCATGTTTCTATCCGCGTACCGTCGCTTATTGTACGTTTTTGCACGGAAACCAGTAGTCGGATAATTCGACAACACATAACTTTGAATTTGAGCCTCGGTTGCCAACGCTGCGGAATATCCAGCCAAGACCGTTACGGCTCTAGAAAAGTACGTCGTATCTGATTCAGCGTCCGTTCCCGTAGCAGGCTTAGCATCAAAAACAACTGAAGAAATATAAGGAACCGTTGCCAGTACCTGCAAGACACTTCCATTCGCAGGATTGTTATACGCCGACCCAACGGCCTGAGCCGTAACAGGAGACAAAGTAAGTTGCGATGCACCCGCACTCACAGTTTGAGCAGCATCCAACAAGTACACCAGAACTTCACCGGCATTGCCGTAATAAGCAAATGGAGTGCTAGCAGGAACCGTGTAACCAGCAGTATCAGTGAAGTTGATCGTTATGGTTGCAGTCGCCTTCACACCATTGGAACGGTTAATCCCATACAACTTCAACAATGTTTCCACAGTCGCAGCAGGCAAACGATTCGCAGCATTCGCCAAAGTCGCCGTTTGATACGCCGTCGCTTCCAACAAAGTCGTTTCCATTTGCCCGACGCGAGGTTCCCAACTTGGAATCAAAGCGCGAGCCTGCGTGATGCTCTCCTCCAAAATCGAAGAGACAGTTGTATCAAAAGGAGTCAAATCTACATAATCACTAAAATCTGGAGATGCCATAATAAACTCCTAAAGAAAATTGACTTCTATTCTATCGACCTTGCCCTCACGCTTAATAATGTTGACACGATCCAACATAATGGATGATCCATAGAATGTTGAAAACTCTTCCAAGATGTCTTCCTCTTGCATGTTGTCGAAGGTAGGATCGGTCACACCGAACGTCGGCCACGACTGACGCTCACCCTTGTTTGTTAAAACAAATACTTGAACCTGTTCAGCCTTATACTCGTCACTAGCAGTATCAACATGCTTAAATCCGCCACTTGAATCTATCGACAACGGTATAGATAAAACGTCCATATAAGCCTACTCTAAGATCTACGACATGCAGATTTTAGCCTGCCTTCACCAACAACCACGGAAAGAAAACTACGACAAAGGCTCACTCCCCCACATTTCATCCCACGTTCTCGGCCCAACAACCCCGTCCCTCGTCAGACGGTTGATTCGCTGAAACTGCTTGACCTTCCTTTTAGTTCTCCAACCAAAGATCCCGTCGATCTTTCCGCAATCAATACCCAAAGCCCCCAACCGACGCTGCAACACCTTCACCCGATCCGAACGCTCTTTCCTCCGAATCGGATTCGTCCTGATTTCAGCAGTAAGAGCATTGTGATACCTAACCAATGCTGCCCAATCCATGACTGGTTCTTTGACTTCTTCCTTAACACCACCCTGAGCCAATGCGGGAGCATCAAACCACTCAGTAGAAGCCCGCGGCTGATGATGCCACCATTCACCACGAACCGTCGGATGCAAACCATACTCTTTCGCAATATTATTCACTTCCCACTTTTTAATTCCACTACCACACAATCCAAAATCGACCGCGTAGCAAAATCCGTCGTCCTGTTCCATGTGCCAACTTCCACGCCAAATGCCGACACCATTTAAGGCTTTAGGCCCAAACCGACGATCCGGATTTGCGGCTAAGTTAAATCCAGCCTTACGATTTTTATAGCCATCATAAAAATATTTCTGCTTTGCATAAGTTCGACAACCACTTGTAATCCTTACACGACCGCTAATACGCGGATCTCTAAAGAAGGCTTCCAACCGTTGTACGAAACGTGGATGAAGCAGCGAAAGATCAACATTCTTCTTTGCTGGCAATGACACTTTAAACACCTCACTAGGTATAGTTGTTTTCTGAATTAGTATACTTTCTAACCGGCTTCCAAAGCGGCAACGCGGGCAGTTAACTCTTGTACTGCTTTGATCATAGGTGAAATCAATTCTGTGTACCGCAATCCCTGCTCATAGTGCTCTTCCACGGCAGCAACGTGGGGGACATTGCGTTCAGGGTCAGCCTCCATCTCAGGATGTGCTTCAATCAGTGCATTAATCCAAATAGCCGTGTCGGAAGCAGCGCCCCCTAACACTGTTTCGACCTCCTGTCCCAGTAGGCCGTAGTGCGTCCTGACACCTGCTCTTCCCTCAGTTTCGATCCACTTGAACTTCACAGGCCGTAGCGCATTGATGAAATCCAGCCCCAGATCGGAGTCAGCGATGTCTGTTTTCTGGTTCTCATCGGATGTGTTTATTGTCCCATTAACAGCGAACACCTCGCTCCATCGGCTGCTGGCGTAACCAAGGCTGTACGCATTGTTTGAGAGAGGATGGCAACCGTACTGATACACCGTTCCGAAGAACGAGAAGTCGGTGTACTGGTTGTTAATAAAGATGCCACCCCGTTCGTACCCACTCCAGTCATAGGTCGGAGTGAACTGGATGTACCGCTCAAACGTGCCAGCAGTGCCCTGCGTGTGCGTGCCTGTGGCCCTGACGGTCAGCCCACCCGCGGCTACATTGTCATGGCCGGTATGGTGCAGGTTCCACTTAGAGTTGCTATTGTCATAGACGTACCAGTCCCCCTTGTGGGTGGTGGTAGAGCCTGCTCCCATTATTGTTTCGTGCATCTGGATAGATGCACGGTTGGATCCGACATACTCCGTGGGGTCGATTTTCATCGTTACCCCGAACTGTTCGGTCTGTCCACCAAAACGAACAACCCCTGCACTCATGTCATCTTTGGCTTGATGCTGGGTGTTGAAGATCAGGTAATCGTCGTGACGGTTTTCAACGAATGTACACCACAGGACATCACCGACTCTTGGGGGAGAACCAACATAATCTGCGGGAACAGGATCGTTGATCCCAACCCCTAAACGTTCAATTTTGATAAACACCTGATAAGGGTCATTGACGGCAGTAGTTACCTTCATTACCTCTGCCTGCCAGAATCCTTTATTCGTACCCGGTTTGGCACGACTTTTCTGCGGTGTGATCGGTCGTCCTACCATTACCAGTAAAACCTTCTGGCTTCAGGAGAAAAAGTATCCACTGGCTCATCTGACTTTTTCACGCGTGGCGCTACTTCTTTAACAGAACCATTTGGATGTTCTTGAAAACTACGAGTTGTGGTATCTATAACAAAATCAGCCTCTTCTTCGCTATTAGTCGCAGAACTATATCCACCAGTCAACATCACAACACTTTGGGCTACACCTTCCACTACCGGCATTAAATTCCTATAAGTCACTGGTACGTTATTTAGGAAGTTCCAATCATTTGCATCAATGATCCCGTCCCCAACCCAAGTAACAATTTCAGTAGTAGCACCAAAGAAATGACGGTCAGCAGGATCCACATCAGAAACATTGGTAACTGTCCTTGTTCCTAATTCATTCACAGACTGCCAGTTTTTAACATAGCCTTCTGTTTGCGGACCGAATATTCCATCATGGTCATAACTTGGCACACCGACTTCAAGTTGCAACCTTTTAACATCCGTTCCTCTCATTCCCCTTTTCAGATCTCGCGAACCCCAAGGAACCACTCCCAATCCAAGAGATGTACCTGAATTACTACCCTCACCATAACCATCAGCGACTGTATCTTCTGTCTCAACTAAAGTTCTCGCCTGAACTGCCACCGGCTGATTGTTACCCACTGCCCATGTCACAGAAGAAATCAGATACTTTCTCTCGCCAAATATTCCAGCATTTTTGAATTTGACATTGAAACCCGGACGAAGAGTCTGCCCATTTTTTCTACCCACCTGAAAACTACATGTCGATCCCGCAAAAGAATCATCACTAGCCCGGAAAGAAACACTGTGCAAAAACCACGGATCATCTTCTGCGGTTGATTCAAGATCGCATTCGATTCCCGGCTGGCGGTCTAACAAAAATTCCATTGACGTAAAAAACAACATACCGTAAGACTCAAAAACCACATATTCCAATTCACCAGCCAATCGCATCAATACTTGCCAAGTATTCTCATCAATGTCTTCCGACTGTTGACGAGTGATCGAATCTTTATTATCACTCGTCTGAATAAAATATTGCAGATCATGTTCATCTGCAACCTGCTTAGCAAATGTTGACGCCGAAATACCTGTCCAAGTTTTTTGTCCTTTTTCCCGCTTCAATTTCTGAACCGCTTGTGAACGACAAGTAACATTCACAGTGTCCTGTTGACTGGGATTACGAACCATTTCAACAGCAGCAATCTCATATGCATAACCGGCATACGAACAAGGACGACGAATCTGAAAATAGTTGTTCTTAAACATCTTGAAATTCGGATCATAAACATCAAGTGACAACTGCGTTGTCATATCCATCGTCAAATCACAAGACATACGGATGATCGACTCATTGATCTCTGTTTGACGATTAGAATCAGTATGAGAAATAAGAAAATTATCAACAATCTCCATGAGATTTAACCGTGATATCCTTTAGAAACAAGCGGCCCCCCATTCCAACGCGGATCGTCCGGAACCACATTCTCTCCATCAGCATTTAACAGTTTAGAAGTATCGCCAAAGAAATGACGGTCAGCAGGATCCACACTGCCCGCTTCCAAAGGAACACCGCCGGAAGCAGTCGTAACGCCGCCAGCGGGTGGAAGTCCACCCTGATCCTCAAAGCTCCCACCTTCTGGTCTTCCACCGGGGTTCGTACCAGCGGTAACTATTATTTTTGGCTCATGTGGAACAGCAGTCATGAAAACAATTTCTTGATTAATTGAAATAGATTCTTTGAGATTCATTTGAATCTTCGCTTGTGTTATCAAACCAGTTTTGGTGCGTTGTCGCGCCGTAACAGTTAAACCAGTTATCCTAACGTGGAACGGCAACGCTATTCCCCCGTGAGAGAAAGTCAAGTCTTTATCCTGTTCTGCCATTGCATACAGAGTCGCCAATTGATCCTCACAAGACACCAATCCGTGACTCTCCTTGTCGGCAATTACAGCAGTGAAAGCAACCGTGCGATTTTTTGGAAACTTTGATCGAAGCAACGGCTTACGACTGGGACGCATAACCTCAGAATATTCAAGAGCGTTTGCTCCATATTTGATATCTTTAGGTCCATACGGAAATTCAAACCTCAACACATTGTACTTTTCGTAATCGAAAGGCTCCCAAAAGTGCTTTCTATCCACATCCGCCTGATTGGGTATCTGTGACAATTTGACGGCACGATCCTGTTGAACTTCCTGAATCGCCAAGTCGCCGTTATGCTTCTCTATATAAAATTGTACGATTGTGGCGTATCTTGTCGGCCCCAGTTCCCTGATCTTCTCTTCTGTCTCAAGGTCGTGTCCTATATTGCCGGGTCTATGAGGCATCAGAGAATGTAACCTACGCCGAGGCCGCTGCCGTAAGTAACAGATCCTTCAAGTTGTTCATAGAGATCCATCTTTTCTTGGTCGCTCATCACTGAACGTTCAACGTTGTCGGCACCGGTCTTCACCTTTTCAGGTTCTACGGTATCCTCACCCAACGGTAACGCAGCACCCGCTAGAAGCGCTAGACGATGAGTTTCCAATGCTTCACTGTCCAAGTCCATAAGGTTCTTGTGTTTGACAATTGCTTCCGCTTCCACAGACCATAGTTTCTGATTAAAGATCGCCATCTGTTCTCCAGCATCCGACGCCTCAAACATGGCCTTCATGTCTGCATCAAACTCATCCCTATCCATCTCCTCGCCTTTACCGTAAAGAAGACCTGACATTTCAATCAAGTTCTGAGCATAAAAGTCAGTTTCTTTAAACTTTTCAAAGGTCATATCCACAAAGCCTTGACCAGTGCCACCCGGAGTTACGCCATAATTGGATTGAATTTGTGCTATAGCACTTTGGATGTCCCCCCCGAATCCGTACCTAGTAGCATTTGTACCCATATTAGCAATGACACGCCCAATCATTAAATTCTGCTCGGACGCAGTCAGATCCAATGCTGCGACTTCAGCCAACCCCGTCTTTAAGTATGCATCTAACAAGTCCATATCAATGTCGCCAGATTCCATACTAGTAAAGAGGGCATCCGTCGCGGCTTTAGACTCTAGCGCCAGCAGATTCGTGCGATGTTCTATATGCATCGGACTGCCCAAAAGCGTGTCATATGTCGCTCCGGCTATCAGCGAATCAATCTGTGCAGCCGAAGTGTGCTTGAACTTAATATTTTTTTGATAGATGTAATCGTCAATCGCCTGCCCACCCGCTTGCAGAGCAATACCCCAACGCCTAGCGTTGTCTTCAATCTCCAAAGCAGTTTCACCAGTTATCTCACCCAGCGTCGCAGTAGACTCACTTATTTTATTCAACATATCTGGAACTATCTCATAGATCAGTTTGATCCTTTGCCAATTCAACTCATCTACAAATGATTCCTTTGAAACACCCGCCTGCCTCGCCATATCCGTCAGTTTGAAGTCATCTGCAAGGAGTTCATCCAACTCTGTCATTCTGTCGTGAATATCTTTACGCGATCCCCGTTTCATGGCGTCTACGATGCTCCAAGAAAACACCTGAGCCAATTCTTCGCCTGCCTCCGCCAACCTCTCTTCGTTATCCCGCCCCCGCCATGAACCAAGAATACCGCCAGCGATGGTGCCAATGATTCCGCCAATAATCAGACCCGCCGCTGTACCAACAGGTCCGCCGAACGGTGTGCCAATTATCATGCCTGCGCTGGCTCCGGCCATCCCACCAGATATAGCACCAGCAGCCTTACCACCCTGTTCGGTACGAGCATTCCAAGCAGTCCTACCCATAGCGAGTCCTCCCAGACCCAAGGCACCCGCTGGTCCCATCATCGACCCCATAGCCATCATGGTGCCCGCTGTCGCTATAGCCTGACCGGCATCAGCGCCGTGTGAGCCACCTATCACTCCACCAAGCGTTTGGGCAATCAGCATTCCTGCGATCATCGTTCCCATACCCATGCCCCGGAACGCTACGGGCGTCGTCTTCGGCAGAACAGGGCCGGGCACACCCTTTGGCAAAACCTTGGTTGCGGCGTTGGCGGCACGGCGAGTCGCAAAGAAACCCCCAACCGCCTGACCAACGCGACTATCGGCAATTCTTTGACCCATCCTGTGAGAAATAGCGCCCTGAGGGCCGGTAGGAGCCGCACCACCGATCATGCCCTGCCGCGTCCAGTGCATCATCCCACGACCGCCCTGAGTCATAGCCAACCAGCCAGCAAACAAAACAGCCAAACCACCCATGCCACTAGAACCACCAATAGCGCCGATCAAACTATTGAGACGCTTCAACAAAGGCAGCATTGCCCCAACGATATTACGAATAACAGGAAGCGCAGACTTGAACGCCTTAGCGAACTCTTCAGCAAAATCCTGCATCACAGGGAAAACTTCCAAAGTTAAGAAAGAGAAGAAATCATTGAGTTCAGGCAACATCTCCATGAACTCATCTTTAAAAGCAGTTACTACGCCCAACACGCCAGCAACGAACCTGCCAATTGACGTACCAAACATTTCAAACGCTTCTCTATTTTTATTAATATCTTTGTCGTACTCATTGAAGCGACCCCCCATGAAGTCGCCAATCTCACGAAAAATATTCTTCCAAAATTTCCAAGCAGCCTTACCGGACTCTGAAAACTTGTCCATCCCCGCGCCCAGATTACCGAACCACTCGCTAGTTCCAGCAGTGAAATTTCTCCACCAATCAGCAATATTTCCGTACACTTCCATCAATTTCGGAAGATCATTAACAATCAGTTTGACCCACCAATTAGTGAACCGTTCCACACCACTAACCAACTTCGGAACAAAAGTTTCCAAACCAAACTTCTGAATCGACGCAGTGGTTCGATGCAAACTCCGAAGAACAATATGTTCGATTTGGGCTAGAGCATTACGCAACGGATCCAAAAAGATCATACCCATGTCAGCCAACGCCACATAAAACTTGGTAACCGTCGCCTTGAATCCACCCATCAAGGTTTCATTGAGTCTGCCCATCTGACCCTGAAATGCTTCAGGCGTCAAAGCGCCGCTGCCCATCGCTTTCATAAATTCGTCAGCGCTCATGGAACCGGCCTTACCGGCCACATCGGCAAACATCGGACCCAAACCTCTAAGAGCCTCAACCCCTGCTTTCGTTGACCCACTGCTTTGAACAGCCGCTACGGCTTGTGACATTGCTTGAAAAGCCTTGGGATCCCCGCTGGAAATATTTGCCATTTCCCTCATAATCGCGGCTTGCCTTCTGGTGTCTATCCCAGCACGGCTAAGCATGGCAGCCGTTGCCGAAACGTTCTGCACCCCCATGGGAGCAAGAGACTCTGAACGTAAAGCACCCAGTGCCTCACGGGCATTTTGCATACCTCCAATAAATGGAGACAACTGAGTCTGCTGAAACTGCCTGTTAGCAGCCGTCAATGCAGAAACCAAAGCGACAATGCTCGCGGTGAAACCGGCAGTAGTTACCTTGAGGAAATTGACGGTGCTATTCCACCCGCGCATGATTCCTCTACCGGCAGCCAACGCCCCCTTCATGGCTACAAGACCTATCGTGACCAAACCCAATTCAACGATTAGACCCTTGAAGTTAACTTTGAGAATCGCCTTGCCGAAGTCGGCCATCCTCCGGGCGGCACGGCCAAGGTGAAAAGCCACACCGTCTTTCAACAGATCATTCGTCTTATTGAGAACCTTATTAGTTTTATTTAGTCTTTTATCAAGGGTACTTAGAAACGCGTTAACCGCAGCAGCCTTAGTCATATCCGGGTCTATTTCAACCCTAATGACTACCTTCTGCTCTACAGCCATGATACGTTACTTTCTATTTATCTACGCCTACCCTTACGCGCCGCTTCCGCCTCTTTCTCTTGCTTCTCACGATCAGCGGCTATCACCATTGCACATGCTATCCGAATCATCCAATCCTCCTCGGAACAATCCAAGAGTTGAATCGGATCAGTGTGAAATACTTCCCCCAGCCGTGCGGCTGTTTCGATAACAGGAGATTCTGCTAAATCTTCTATTATCGAATCGTAGGGTTTATCTCATCAATCTCATCTCCATAACCAGCAGCATCCAAAATCGCCAATGCCGTGGCTTCCAGATGAGGATCAATCCCGTAGAAGTTGCGAATCCCATCAGGGATCGGACGAGTATCACCAGTCATTTCCAAAATCAAATCAGAGGCAAACGTCATGGCAATCCCATTTGTCGGATTTTCCACAATCTCATCGTTGATCAAAATTCCGGTACAGGTCGAACCAACCACATAACAGGCAAACCTCAAAGGATCAAATCCATCCTTGCTGTTTTCACCAGAATTCCGTCGCCATGCACGCAACTGCTGCTGAGTGACATTCGGGGAAAATCGAACCGCAACACCTTCCCGCTCAGGAACACTGATTTCGATTTCGCCTCGCTCAACCTTCTGTTCAACAACATTACGCAACTGTTCCAGAACTGAAGGCTTTGCTTCTTTCTCTACAAGTTGTTCCTTGCTATCTTCGGGAACATCATAAGAAATAGTCTTCGTTACCTTTTCATCAGCCATAATATATTTCTCCATTGGACGTTGTTATGACATCCAGATAATAACACCCCGTTACCGGGGTATCAAGTTTTAAGTTAATAACCTAAACGAAAATTAGGTAGCGGGATTCGCAGCGCCCTCTTTCAAACCACCAATAGCCAAAGTAATGCTAAAGGTCGCAGGCGCTCCAGAAGAAGCATCGCCATCAGGCTCAGTCAAACCAACAACAAGAGCCTCAGTAAAAATTCGGTTATTTGTAGAACCCGACACTACAAGATCACAATTCGTCTCTTCAATAGTGATGTTGTAATACGCACTGCCTACCCGTCCCCGCAGACCAGCAACCAATTCACCGTCACGTTCCGGATCATAATGGCGGGTCAGAGTAACGTCACCGACCTCGGCAGGAGCGCACAGCGTCTCAGGGAACTTCTTTCCACCCTCAAACACCTTCTCCACCGAAGCCGTGATCTCGCCACCAGACACCTGAGCAAAATGCCCAAGGAAGTCCGGAGGAGCAGGCATACCATTAACCGTAGTACAAGGCGCAATCCTGCCGATAATCTGCCTCTGTGCAAGTTTCATCTATTCACTCCCTGTTTAGAGTACGCCAGCCGTAAGGTTGGACTTCGTGATGTTGACAGTAATCTTATCACCAACAGCCGACACCCTGACTGCAACATCGGCAGTGACTTGACCAACTGCCAACTGATTAGCAGGATTATTACTATCAGCGACAGTTACCACATAGCCATCATCTACCAATGCGCCCGATGAATCGTGGGCTGAGTACAGGCCACCAGCCTTTTTAATCGGTTCCAAAATGCCAATCAGCGAAGACCGGATGGCCGAAAACAGCCCACCCCGATTGTCGATAGTGGAGAACGTGTGACGTTCCAACTCCAACTCGGTCAGATAAACAATGTGGTTGATCGTGTCCCGTGAAGTAATGAATCGCCAATCGGATTCAGTCACAGAAGCAGAACGGGCACCATAGACACGAACACCGCCGTTAATGATTCGCAACGCATTGATGCGAGAGTTATCCAACTCGTCACCAGTTGCCTTGTCCATCGTCGTGCCTGACGGTGGGGCCAAGCCACTGACATACTTCGCCTCTGAAATAGCGCCAGCGCCAACACGCCACGGGCCTCCAACCTCGTTAGCAGCCTTGGAACGTTTCGCCTGAACATAAGCGTCAGGTGCGTTGGTAACCGTCAAACCAGCATTAGCCGGATCGGGGATCTTCACCCACGGATAATAGAAGGCCGCATAATGGGCATCGTTATCAGCATAAATCGTTGGGGAAGCACCGCTCAAAGAACTCTTGGCAGTCGTATGACTGGCAGCCTCGGTAAACGCACAAATAGCAATCCGGTCATTTAGTTTCGCGTGATCAATAAGTGCGTGCCAATAAGAGTTAGCAGTTGCAATACCGGGAATCGAAACTGAACCCGGACCAAGATCCTTGCCAATCTTTGCCAAACCCTCAATATAGTTGTCGGTTGAACTGGCATCAGTAACCAGCGTTCCATCAGCACCAGCAGACATAGCCACCGCAGATGTCGCCACCGGCAGAGTCGTGGCCCCCGACTCTTTAGCAACTGTAACCAAATGACGAGTAGGCTCTTCCGCATTAACAGCGGCGATCAAAGCATCAAGCGTGGTCAAATCGTTAGTGTGCAATACGAGTTCGTCATCAAGAAATACCTTGACACGAACACCGGAAACATCACCAGCCACAATCTGAACATCTAGATTTGCTGCCCATGCCCCAACGTCTGCGGCAGAAAATGTGGCAACTGTCGAACCGGCAGAATTAACAAAAGCACGGCTACCCGCTACAGCATCATCGGCTACAGCACGCTGAACATACAAGCGCGATCCACCCTCTTCAAAATAAGTCTGAGCGTAAGTATGCAAGTTTCCTACAACATACTTACCAAAAAACTTTGTGTACTCAGTGAGATTGCGAATCAGTTTAGGCTCAGATGTCTGACCACGTTCAGTGGTACCCACCATAAACGCCTGCGCTGAGATCGTCTCCCCAGTTCCTGATGGTCCGCTTCTAGTTGCGGTGTTAATTACGATTCCGGGCATTCCCCGCGCCTCCGTTGTTGGGCCGATGACGAACTTTGTGGACAAATCTTACATGGCTCTGAAGGTCTTTCATTGCATGTATCTGTCCGCTTTTTATATTAGCACCCATATAGGGTTATCAAGCAGAAGGTATGATGTTTCCTGAAGCAGATGAATATGCACCAGTTCCATCAGCATTTAAAGCAGCCACTCTAAACGTGTAAGAAGTCGCATTAGATAACCCCCCCACAACATGGGTCGGGTTCAAACTTGCAGTATTAGCAACAACTGTTGCCCAAGTCACTCCCTTATTCGTGGAGGCTTGAATTGTGTAACCAGTAATCGGATTAGGCCCGCCACCGTCGTAGGTCGGTGCTTTCCAACTCAGCGTCGCATTGGTGTCTCCACCTGTTCCCCCAAGCATCGTTGGGTTATTAGGAACCTTTTCCATCAAAGATTCGTTCAACACACCAGTCAGCATTACTCCCGCATTCGCACGACCGATAGATTCATACAGACTCAGTTCATACGATAAAAATGAAGCCGCAAGGAAACGTTCACCTTTTAGCAACGTTAGATCAGAAAAGTCTTCGGTAAGGGTTCCCTCATCGACTTTGATCTCACAATCTGTACCTTCCTGTGCAGCGGTACGAAGGGCAGGACGATCTAGTAGTGCATCTCGCACCACCATTGTCATATTGTCTCGGGCAACCGTTACCTCATTAGCCCCTGTGGCCCGAACCCAACAATAGGTACGCATCCGATAAATGACCTGATAAAGAGCATCCAATCCCGGTTCGTAGGAATCTTTAACAATCTGTCCGGTGGACTCCACCAATGTAATCAACGTCGGCCAGTTATCCAAAGTCAAAGGTTCAAACGTCAAATACTTAACTGGGTTCGGAAGTTCACTATCCGACAAACTCAACGTATTCCGATAGTTCAACAATCTTGTCGGCATATCAGCCGCAAGAAAATCATTTACATACTTCTTGGCCGCTGCTGGGCCTTCCATTGTTGCAACCATTAGTCAAACGCCAATGCTTTTAGTTTCTTATATTCCCTAGTGCCCTTTTGACCATACACCAAATATTCCGCCACTTCGACTCCTAAATCGTGGGCGAACCCTTTCGGGACGAACACGATCTTTCTGGCTGGCATGAACCTTGTACCCGTCTGATGAAATTCTGCATATTCTAAATCAGTTCCGAACTGGGCTGTCTTCAATCCAACATGGTTGACCCGACCAGACAGGGAGGTCAACTGACGATACAAATCGCCTTCTCTAATCATCGTAGGCAAATTGCCATACCGTCGTATTTTCCACGACTGGTATTCTAGATCTAGAGCGTTCCACTTTTTCCCAGATGCCACACCATCAGTGGCAAAATTCATCCGGTTTGCTTTTTTGATTTCGTCGCGTGCCCATTTCAACTGGGAATGGAAATTCGTTGCTCGCCTAACCATGCCCGCAAAATAGGCTCTGGTTTTTAAAACTCCACGCGCTTCGATTCTGCTCATGGTCAGGCCACCCTGACGCGACGCCACCGTTTAACTGAGTTAAGTTCGTTTTCTGTGAAACCAGTCTCCACGGGAGCGACATTGCGCGTTGTCAAGTCTTTCATACCGACCACATCATCATGAAGGTTTTGAACTTCGCGTGACGCTGCCCTAAGAATAATGAGTTTCAATGCTGATGTATTGTCTGCGGAAGCATCCAAACCAGCCGTATAATTGATAACAATTATATCATTATCCTGAACTGTGAACATATCAACGCCATATCTTCGCACCACATAATCAGTACCAACCGTTTGAGTCGTCGCGGAAGAATCACTCTGACCCTGTACGGTCAAACTAGCAACAGATACCACTGGCGACCGACGCGTATAAAGAACAAACGGCGGCTTCGTCACATCCGATACAGCGCTACTCGTCCTGTCAAGATTGTAGTCATAAAAAAAACTATATTGAGATGAGCCAGAGTAATTGGCTGGCGCTACATGCGACTCCGAAAAAGACGCAGCAGAAACAGGACGACCGATGTAATGCTCCAAGTCGGCTTCCAACCCATCAACTATCATTTGGGCAGCATCTTCTTGAACATTACTAAAAGTAATATCCATGTACTTTTTTAGATCGGCAGTAGTTACAAGAGCCATGTCGGTCTTCTAACCTCCATTAACTCCGATTCCGGTCACGACGTAGCCGACGAGCGGCAGCGGCAGCGGCACGGGCCGCAGCGCGGTTGAGCCGATCACGCCAACCCGGACGCCGACGACGAGGTCCGCGAGGTTCTACATCTCTGCCAGTGTCTGGTATGGGCATGGGCTATTTCTCCTAAAGCCATTTGTGACAAGTTAAAAAGAGTTTAGCCTATTGCATCGCTCCGCAAGGGCTAGTATGATCTGTTCATGGACGAAAGAAACGACTTTGATCGACTCATTCAGAATCTTACATCACAAGACACCGTTACAGAGCAGAAGAGGAGAGGCATTATCAAAACATTTATCAACGTAGTGGGATCTGCCGCACTGATTAGTTGCTTCGGTGGACTAATACTTCTGTGGGCTAACCACATCGTCATCAACGCTTATCCGAATTTCACTGAACTCTCCCCCGGAATTGGATACTTCAACGCCTCTAGACTCTTCTTCTGCGGGATGCTCATCTACTTCATCTTCTCGGCCCTACATGCCAACAAGGAAAAGTAATTCAAATACTTGCGCTTTATCGTGACACTTGCTATCCTGTGTGTTCACACGGATAACCTATACCTAAGATATGAGGAGGAACACCGTGAACAACATCACCGACGCGGAGCAGGTGGCCCTAAACAGGATCATGACTGCCAACCGCAACGAAGATGTAATCGAAAAAGAAGCCAAGGCTGAGGCCCGTAAGATTCGGCAGCGTCGCAAGATGACCGCCGCGTACAAGGCCCACAAGACCTTGGAGGCTCTTTACCCTGAAGAGTTCGTAAGGATTTACAACGCAGCCTTTGAGGCTTTGGGTTCGGACGAGCGTTACAGCGAATCTGTCTAACCCACGAAATCTGACAGGCTGAGGTGACATAACACATAGCCCCACTATGCGTCCCACCACAACCTAACGAGTGAACAGGGAGGACTTCGGTCCTCCCTTTTCGCGTCCCTCCATGAACCCGCTTCTTGGTGTAGGGTCTGTCTATGGTAGGAAGAACGGACAAACCCCATTTCAGCGGAATCGAATTCGCCGCCTACGAACCGGGTCCGTGTATCATCTGCGGGAATTCCTCCATGACTTGCACACCCGAAGATCACACGATTATGTTTGAAGAAAACATAGATGACGAGAACATCTTCACTGTTGAGAAGGACATCATTGAAAAACGTTGGCTCACTTCTGAACATCTAGCCAAAGTATTGATTCTTCCCGCTGGAAGCAGGATCAGCAGAGAAAAAGCAGAAGAATTAGGTCTGCTTTAACCCTTTTAGTATTTGAGGGTTGTGACATACTATGGCACCTTCTTTAAACACCTCACATTAAGCCAGAGGATCATATGCCGCTTACAAAAACTTTCCTAGACCCCTACTCTCAAAAGACACCTCCATGGGGTTTCAGTGGACTTGGATACATAGTCTATAAGCGTACTTACGCTCGTACAACTGACAAAAACACTGGTGCCACCGAAGATTGGGCACAAACTTGCCAACGAGTTATCGACGGTGCTAACGAAATTGGCGCTGAACTTTCCGATGACGAAGCCGAACGCATGTTCGACTACATGTTCAACCTTAAGGGAATGCCCGGTGGTCGAATGCTTTGGCAACTGGGAACACCCAACAATTTCCGTTTAGGTCTTGATAGCCTCTGCAACTGCTGGTTCGTGGACATCAAGGATCCTTCCGACTTTGCTTGGATGTTTGAACGACTCATGCTCGGTGGCGGAGTGGGCTTTTCTATCCTCCATCCACAGCGTTTGGGGGTCGTTCGGCAGGGCCGGGTTGACAACCATGACGTAGCCGACGCCGACTACATTGTTCCCGACAAGCGGGAAGGATGGGCAGAATGTCTATTGCGTGCAATCAAAACCTATCTCGGCTCCGAAGACGATCCGACAGAATTCTCCTACTCCACTCAACTCATTCGTCCGGCAGGCGCTCCAATCCGAACTTTCGGAGGCACAGCGTCCGGACCGGGAATCCTCGTTGAAGGAATCACAAAAATCACTGCGGTTCTGAACGATGCCGTCGGACGAAACCTGTCCTCTACCGAAGTGTTGGACATCTGCAACATAATCGGATCAGTCGTTGTCGCAGGCAACGTGCGTCGCAGCGCAGAGATCGCTCTGGGAAGCCCATACGACATTGACTTCCTTAGTGCCAAGCGATGGGACTTGGGCGATATCCCACACCATCGGGCCATGTCCAACAACAGCATCGTTACTTCTAACATCGCTGGTATCCCAGAAGTCTTCTGGGAGGGCTACCACGGCAATGGAGAACCTTACGGACTATTCAACCTTGACGCCTCCAGAAAGTATGGGCGTCGAAACGAAGTCCGTGAAGATAAAACAATCGAAGGAACTAATCCTTGCGCCGAAATTGGCCTCGCCAATCGTGAATCCTGCAACCTCGCAGAAATCATGCTGCCCAATATCGAAAGTCAAGAAGAACTGATCGACATTGCCAAATTGTTGTACAAGATTCAAAAAGCAGTGTCCGCTCTTCCCGCCCTTGACAGAGAATCGGATGAGATCACCAGCAAGAACATGCGGCTGGGACTTGGGATTACAGGCGTAACCCAATCCTTGGAAAAACTTGAATGGCTTTCCCCTGCCTATGAAGCACTTCGCGACTTCGACCGCTACTGGTCAACCTACAAAGAGTGGCCGACCTCGGTTCGACTCACAACAATCAAACCCAGCGGAACCCTAAGTCTTCTCGCCGGGGTCACCCCCGGTATTCATCCCGGCTACAGCGAACATCACATCCGCAGAGTTCGTATGGCATCCGGAGATCCCCTGCTGGACTACTGCGAACAACGCGGCTACCACATTGAATGGGTTGAAAACGACAACCGAACCAAAGTTGTTGAATTTCCTTGCGAATTTCCCAAAGAAACAATCGTTGCTGCCGACATGACGGCAATCGAACAATTGGAACTTCAATGTCGCATTCAAGAAGAATGGGCAGATAACGCTGTTTCCGTCACTGTTTACATCAAACCCGGAGAATTGGAGAGCGTCCAAGAGTTCCTTGAAAAGAACTGGTCAACGATGAAATCCGTCTCTTTCCTGCTGCACAACGAACACGGATTCGATCAAGCACCTCTTGAAGAGATCACTAAACAGCAGTACGAAGAAATGCTTCTAGGAATAAATAACAAGAATGTTCTAGTAGGAGCAGGAGTCAGTGAATTACTTAATGATGATTGCGCTACCGGAGCCTGTCCCATAAGATAGTATTTCTCAATGGACCCACTTCATACACTCTCTCTTGATGAAGTAACTGCCGCCCTCCACGCCGCCATCGACAATGGAGCATGGTTACGCGAGGAAGGCATTTGCGGACACTGCTATAATTGTGGAGATGTATATTTGGCGAGTCGTAACATTTTTTCGTTCCATGACGAATTCCAAATCGCCGCCGTGTGCATGGAATGTCTAGTACATCGCTCCCTATGGAACACATACCTAGAAACCTCCGTGTAGAGGTCTATCGAAACCTGCACAAAGACTGTTACAGCGTCCGTGCCCTGAGTGGTGAAGACAAAGGTCGCGTCATTGATCATGTCCAATCAATCACGCTACGAGATGTCTCGTTTGTCGTTCAGCCCGCTGGCAGGAATCGTGTCCTAGAGGAAAAACGTAAAAACGTTCACGCCTTTGTTCGTGGGACAATCACTGACGCTCCAGTCAAACACGGCATGTCGGTCAGATACGACCCATATCTAAATGACGCCTTTATCGTCACCCGACCTATGTGGGCCAAGTGGTATGACGAAATCATTCGGAAAGCCCCTCTAGCCCACCTTTCCTTTCTAGATGATGGACATTCCCATATCGAAGTTTCGATCTAGTAACGAGAAAGCCCCCCGGATTACTCCGGGGGGCTTCTCTATGTCCTGTATTTCAGTCAGTCTCTAGGACTCACTCCATTCGGTTTAGGAAGGAGCGGCGTCGAAGGTGACCTTAACGAACGACTCAGGACGCTTCACCGCAAGGGCGAGGCGCTGCTCGGCCAACACCACAATGGCGTTACGCACGAAGAAGTCGCTGTGCTGCTCGGAGACACGGATTGTGGCCTCCTCACGGTCATACAACTGGGCACCCTGACCGAACGAACCGATAAGGGCTGTGCCCGAAGCGATTGCGGGGGTGTCCACGACCGGGATCCGCCAAACACGGGCCTCTGCACCCTGAACGATGGAAACTGCCATCAGGTACTGACCATTGGAATCCTTGGTCAGTTCGATGTCTTCCCAGTCGTTCGGGTTGAGGATCACGCCCGACGGCTCGTAGTAGGCGAGGAACGACAGAGTCGCTGCACGCCGGATTGCATCAGCCTTGGTGTCTGCAACTGGTGTAGTTGCACCTGCGGACCATGAGTAGGTCTGAATACCGGAGGTGTTCAGAATACCCGTGAGGTCTTCGCTGGTACCGGCACCCGAAAGGATCTGATGATCCTCATGGAGCCTAAGGCCGTAAAGGAGTTCGTTGTCGATGATCGACCGCAACTGCGGCTCATCGGCAAGAACGTTGCGGTGGGCTGCTTCCCAGTGAGCGATGGTCCGAACCGGAGCCTGCTCGCCCACGAACGTCATCGTCGTCTGCGGCTTAGCGCCGAAGGCCGAAGAAACACGCTCAGGAACGGTGCTGGCAGCGTTCGTGAATCCGCTCATGCGGAAATACTCAATAACCGCTGAGTTGGTGCGCCGGGTCGGGAAGAGATCCCGAACTCGGGTCCGACGGTGCTGCTGAGTTACGATTGGGTCACGGGTAATCGTGCCAAACGCGCTCGGCGTACCGGTCGGAAGCGCCGAATACATGTCCTTGACTTCCTGACCTTCGTAAAGGTTCTTGACATTGTAAGGACTATCCATCGTGCCAGAGCCACGAACCATCATTGACTTGAACTCCTCAGAGTCAACAAATGCTTCGCCAAGGCTCTTCACGCCAGTCGGAATGGTGACCGAAGCCAGCGTTCCTGCCTGATCAGCGTTAGCAACCGCAGCAAGCGATTCCGCCGGAGCCTCTGTGCCCCAATCCGAAACCCGCTGCATGTCTTCCATGGAATCAATCAAGGACTTAATCTCCTTGATCTCTGCCATGTTGGTATCAAACGCAGACTTGCGCTCGGAGTCGATGATAATTGTACCATCCTCCGTGCGGAAGGAATCCGCGATCTCGTTGTTGGCTGTCATCTTCTCGCGCAATGCGCCCTGAAGTTCTGTCAGCCGACTCTCGTCAAATGCCATAGTCGTAACTCCTGTTCGACATAGTTGAATGGTTTTGATGTCAGTCGGCTTAGGTAAGCACCACAACCGATTTGAACAGTAGTTAGTTTAGATTACGTTATTACAAGATCATTGCAACTGCTATAGGTAGTTGCTCAAGAATCTTTCCAAGTGTCCGGAAGTAGATCAGTCCTACCCAATGCCCTAGCGCGTTTTTTGATATGTTTTTTCGCAGCAGGTTTATTTTTTGCTCTACCGAAGGCTTGTATAGCATTTCGCAAATCACCGACATCACGAATCGGGTAAGAACCATCCTTCATGGCTATACCTTGCTTAGCATACTCGCGACGCTTGCCAGTTGTATAGAGGCGCTTAGACGCGACTAGCCCCCCACCAGCCAATGTCTCTACACCACGGATACCCCTGCCCCCTAAGGGTTCCCAATTACTCTGCCGGACATTCGGCAAGTCAATGATCCGCTTACGCCGTTTCATCGTGGGAGCGTCTATGACAAGGCGTGTCTTGTTCGGAGAGTTACGGGCGGCACTGAATTCTTCCATTGTCTCACACGGCATCCATCGACCGATCCCATGCTGGTGTGCCCCCGAACAGCCCATGTTGAGGGCTGCTGCTTCGGCTTCTTCCCGTGTTGGAAAGATCAGTTTTTCGTCCGCAGCGTTGGCCTTCATCTCGCAGGAACGACAACAAGACTTCTTCTCTTTCCCGTCGCGTGCCTCGCGGTAGGCGGCAGAACCCTTCTTGATCAGAATCCTCAGTAATTCGTCTGATTCGCACAAGCCCCAACCGTCGCCCTTGCGGTGAGCGCCGGTACATCCCAACATCTTTCCGACCTTGAGTGCTTGCCTCTTCGATGGAAGGACAGTATCTGCGATAGGATCTTTAGCCATAGGCACTACTGTAACATCCATCGAATCGTTGCGTAGAAACAACAACTAACATAAGATGAGAGCATGATCCACATCACCGGAACATTCAAAGAAGGCTGGTATTCGGCAGAAGCCACTACAGGGGGCGCTTTTGACTACACCTATACGGAAGAAACTGGCTGGTCTGAAGATCCCAATCACGCATCAACACAGTTGGAAGCGCTTTCTTCCGTTGTCATGACATGGGGCGATGTCGGTGTCCCACCCGGTAGTGGACATAAGCCCTCTTTCGATGAGCCACCAGAGATACGCATCTTTCGTACCATCGACGCTTATCTCAGCGAATTCTGCGAAGTCCTAAACATTGATACAGATTTATTTGATGACGCCGAAACAGGCGACGGTCCCGGCGAAGAAGTTATCCATTAAACGCCAACCAGCATTGCCAAAACGTGACCGATCCAAGAACTGCTTCGATCTTCCGCTAAGGCATCCGCTAGCGTATACTCCTGAGGTATTCCATTAGCATCTCTCTGCTGATCTTTGGGACGGTGTCCGGCACCAACCTTCCCTCCAAGCAAAAGTTCTACACCTGTAGAACTTACCTCTATTCTTAGATCACCACGCCGTGACTTATAGGCTTTACCCATGTAAGGCAAAGAAAAGTGATCTTCAATAGCAGACTCACTACCCATACCAGTCCTACCTAGAATTGTATTGAAGGTTCGCTTTCTAAACTTCGGAGATCTTGCTTCTGCCTCAGTAGCAGGAGTTTGCCTTCGCCGTGCAAACGCATCATCCTGCAACAGCAAGAATACGTTTACGGACTGAATCCTGTGGACTATTTCATGACCACCATCTGTAATAGTGAAATCCTTTCTAGTGATATCTATAGCGCCGTCACTAGTGCCTACACCTTCAGGCATGGCAGCCTCAAGGCCAAGTGTTGTCTTACTACCAAACGAAGCACGGTCCAGATCTTGCTTATACAGAACAACTCTGCCGGATGAATTGCTAAGGTCAATCCAATCATCTGGCAACAACAGGGCAGCGGCTGCCTCAATCTCATTGGCTGCTGCCTGCTGTTCTGAAGGATTCAATTGATACTTTCGTCCCCGACTTGTTATAGGAGGCTCCCATTTTAACGATCCTCCGTCCGCTGCGGTGCCGAACGATACGGGCACATCTGTAATTACCCGGAACTTTCTGATCAAGCCAGCAACGACTTCTGTCTCAGTCAACGGCATTTGAACATCAATAACTCCATCCAACGCCAAATGTCTGAGATCTCCCTCTTCAGCCGACTTAAACAGCGCTAACTTGACTCCAGCATCAAACATTTCTCTAGCGGATGCTTCGTCGGCTGCTCCAATCTTCCCAAAAAGTGCTGTCGCCATATCCCTATGGAGTCTTGCGCCCGGACCTGATCGGGATGCTGCTAATCCCGCTGTCGCGTGCTTCCTGTAACCCTTTGCCAAGTCAGCAGGAAGGCTCTTAAGATTATTAACAAAAGTCGCTTCGTCAATAGCGCCGCTACTCAGTTGCCTAGCGTAAGCCTGAATTATACCCTGAATAAGCAAATCGGGATTATGGAGCATATTCTGCGGAACAAAACCAACATCAAGATCTTCAACTATGAGACGACCAATTTCGCCCATACCCTTACCAACATTCGGAGCGCCTATAGTTATCCGCAACAAGTCAGCACTATGCATACGACCGTACCCATCCGGCGACCAGAGATCGTCCATGAATGAATTTCGCGTATTCATGGCATCAATACCGGTAGGAGGACCACCCATCGGCAGTATCAAATTCAGAAGGAAAGGATCAGCCGTACCGCCTAATTCTTCACTACCCATTCGTTTTATCTGACGATCCAATTCGGCTCTCATCGCCTCCCCAAGCGGAGCCGCAAAATTTACTTCTAGTTCTGACATTGCTTCGGCTACCTGTTCATCAGTAACCACTGTTCCATCTGCTTGCATCTTGTCCTGCATACGTTTAACTGCCAACGCTACTATTCCCGAAGGAATGTCCCGATTGTCGAAGTCATCATAAAAGTCCATCCTTGACCAATTGGGATCGTAAGGAACATTACCCAGCATGTTTGTGTTTGGATTAAGTGCGTCTATTACTCTGCTCAAATCGGCTTGATCTAACTTGTCGAAAATATGGGCAGCAAGAATTTGTCTAGCCGAAATATCGCCGGTAAACGCATGTTGCTCTTGAACGGAATGATCTATACCCCCCAACGTGCCAGACATATCCCTTCGTGCCAACAACTGAAACGTGGCTTCCTTCGCATTCAGGTACGACTGCTGCAAGGCAGAGATCTCCCTCTCTTCCGGCGTAGCATCATCCGGAAGTGGAGGCACAGTTACAGCAGACTTGCCGCGGTACCCGTCAATCAATCCTTGTTCAAGTTTCGCTACTTCAGTATCTACGAAATGAAGGGCTAAATACTCTTTCTCTTCTGGAGAATAACCGTCCCAATCCCGCCTTATGGCTTCCTCTGCCTCAGCGACCTCCGGGGTCTTACCCTCTAAAGGGTCAGGAAGATCCGCCTCCGGCGAATCATCAACCGGATCAGGATCGGGATCTAACAAGCCACGTTTCTGGGCCTCCGCGTACACATTCAAATACTTTTGATTATTTTCATAATGCTCATGGGATGGACCCCCGTCTTCCCTCGCCTTCGCTCCATCCTTATATTCATGTTCGGTCAGATACCGCAAGATTTCAGCATCATGCTCATGCCTCATAATTTCACGGTGAGTTCCGATCAAACCGCCGTCGTCCTCTAACAATTCTTCCCGTCTGAGCAAGTAGCCCAAAACTTGTTCGTCATCACCGGCAGCCATCGCTGCATGTATGTTCCAATCCAAACTATCCAGTTTGTCTTCCAACTCAGCGAAACGATCATCGGCTGGATCTGCCGCCTCATCCGCATCCGTCCACTCGCCATTCGGACCCGAACCACCTTCATCGGGCATACCGGTTCGGTCCGGTGTCTCGTCCTCTTCCGGAATTGGCCTCGCGCCAGACTCATCAATATCATCTTCTTCATCTTCTTCGTCCGGAGGCGGAGTCGTCATATCCCTTTCCATCTCCGCGTAAGGATCAATCAAATCCCCATCCGTTGGGCCTCCAGCATCCTCTTCGTCCTCGTCGGAATAATCAGGCTCTACTTCCGGCAGGAGAATTTCTTCGTCATCTTCTCCCTCTCCTTCATACTCGCGCTGTTCCGCCGCTTCCAACTCGTCTGTGCGTTCACGGGTACGTTCCCTTGTGCGCCGACTCCGTTGCGTTTCCCGACGATCCAATTCGGCTTCAAGCGCATCCATACGAGCCTCATCGGCGTCAGGATCCTCCATCAACTCGTCTAGTTCTTCCTGAAGACTTTCATCATCGCGGAACCTCAGGCTTCTACTACGTTCACCCCTATTGGAATCTTCACGCCTAGCCGCCGCTTCCATACGACGTTCAACTTCGGCTTCAAGATCATTCAAACGATCCCTATCAAGATCATCCATGATTTCCGAATCACTAAGTTCGGCTATCTCATTAGCAAGATCTTCTTCAGAAAGACTGCTCGGAGGATTGTTCTCATGTTCATCGACACGAACCTGACGTTCTTCGGCTTCTATCTCCGCTTCTCGGGCTGCTTCGGCTTCGGCTGCCTCTTCGGCTTCTCGTTCTTCCGCTTCACGGATGCGATCCTCCTCAGCATCCTCTTCAGCCTGCCGCTCGTCTAACGCATCCGACAGATCCCGTTCATCCTGTTCTCTTTCCCGTTCACGCCTGTCCTGTTCGGCTGCCAACAACTCCCATCGCTGCCTAGCCTGTGCCCGCGCTTCCTCGTTGTAATCTTCATCTTCGGAAATATCAAACAGTTCAGACATCTCTTCACCGATGTCCTCATCCCGCATCTCCGTAGGATCATCCTGCTCAGCAATACGATCCTCAATCTCTTCCTGATCACGATCTCTAGCATCCTGCTCTTCGCGCTCACTAAGCGCATCCTGCAAAACGTTGTAACGATCCATCGCCGCTTCAGACGAACCCCAATGCTCATTTAACTCATCTTCATCAGCCTCGTTAATGGCGTTGATTTCTTCAGCCATTTCCTCAGGAGTCATATCCCGTGGATCTCGCTGCTCTTCAATTAGTTCAGCCTGACGGGCTTCCTCCGCCGCTTCCGCTTCTGCCGCTTCTTGATCCTCTTGTTCATTTCGGGCTTTCTGCCGCCTGTCATCCTCCTCAGAAAGTTTGGTCAACCACGCCATTGCATCGTCGTCCAAATCCGATTCAGAATTCAGTTCATTGATTTCAGTTTGAAGTTCCTCATCGGAAAGACTTGCAGGATCAGTCTCGTACCATTCCAACCGCTCCTCGCGCTCCATGTCTTCAACATCTGCTTCTGTTCCAAACCGTTCGTCATACTCATTACCCAAAGCCTCTAAACGCGCCTCCTGATCCGGGGAGCGATCCTCAATATTCTCAAGATCATCTATATGGCGTTGAAGATCTTCATCGCTCATAAACCCGAATTCGTCATCTCCATAGGGATCAACGTCCCTTGGCGGCACCGTCCTAGTCGGACGCTCCCTCTCCTCACGCCTACGATCCAAAATCGCTTGAATTTCCCGATGCCGACGACCCTTAGCGCCACGCCACTCGCTCGTAGTCATATCGTACTTATACCTTTGAAGCGAGCGTTCTATTCCTTCTATAGTCCTCGTATCGTCAGTAGCAAGAGCAACATTGATCGCGGCGTCAATAGCATCATCGTCCCAAGCGAAGTCGCCTTCAATCCAACCCTCGTTATCGAAGAACGCATCGCCCGGAAGATCGTCGTCAGATTCTTCATATTCATCTAGATCTCTCTGCATCCCCGCTAATACTTCACGCCTAATCCGTTCGCTCTCCAGCCGTTCAAGTTCTGTCCTAATTGCCGAATCGTTGCCAACTGGATCCAAAGCAACCAGTTCTGCACGACGACGTTGCAATTCCTCATCGGACGCACCTGTTATTCGTTCGTCACTCCAACGAAGACCCCGTGCCGCCCTAGCCTCATCCCTTTCCGCAAGACGCTCACGAATCCTCTCATTGAAAGCCTTCACCGCCTCTTCCGAACGTGGGTTGTCCACCATGTCCCGCGGGTAAAGATGTAGGGGCAGTACGCCCCCAACCGCTTGGTCTAAATCCTCTTCAGATACAGCGTCAGCGAGGGCGATCATCGCTTCCGGGCTGTTCCGCTCTTCCCTTTGCTGAACAAGACGACGACGATGCTCCTGCAACGCCAAAGCAAACCGTTCAGGCCCATCATTTCTTGGGAACCTGTCCTCCAAATCATCAGCGTTCAGCGCTTCTCGCAGTTCAGCAAGTTCTTGAGCCAAGTCTTGATCACTCAATTCTGGCAGTACGGTATCCCTGTAATGTTCAATGCTTTCGATTACCTCATCGGGTAATTCAAACCCCGGTTCAACATCTGCCTCTGGATCATCCGGCTCTGGGCGGCGGGGTCGCGGACCCTCGCCCCGCAGCCAACGGTTATTACGCTCCTCATACAGCGCATCCAACTCCGCCTGATGTGCCGGTGACAAATCATCCAGAGACATGTCATCATTGATGTCTTGCAATGCCTCAATCCGAGCCTGTAACTCGTCGTCGGTCAAATCAGTCAACGGCTTCCCGGCCTCTGGAGCATCCGTTGGTGGCTTGGGATCAATTCGGGGTCGGGGTCGGTCGGGATCGCGATCCCCGCCATCGGGAATCGGCCTCAAACCTTCCTTCTCAATAAACTGATCTACCTTGCCCTCACGCAACGCACGATTCCACCGCTTGCGATACTCAGGATCCTCTCTAAGTTTCCTGTGATGCTCTTCAATCGCAGAAGGCATCACACCCTTACCGTCTAATGCCTCCTCATCGAACTCCTTTTCCCTGTCATGATCAGGCTCATTACCGTTCTCGTCGCCAGCCGTCCGCCGGTTTCCCTCCATCTGAAGAGCCTTGCGAATAGCGCTCCTACCACGCGCCTTGTCACGGGAATTGCGATCCTCCCTCCCCCCCTTCATGCCCGTGAACGCTTCCATGAACGTGTCCCAGAATGAACGGAAAGGTCCGTCCATCGGCGCATCGCCGCGCTGCTTCTCTGCTTCGATCAGCCGCTCTTGACTTGCAGCATTAGCGGCGTTTTCCAAAGTTTCAATTAACTTGTCGTATTCTTCAGGAGCCTTACGCTCCCTGTCCTCTTCGCGCCTTTCCGCTGCACGACGCCGACGTTTACCTGCCCGACGCAACCGGCGACGAGCCAACAGACCACGAAGTTTCGCCCGTCCACCCTGTGCTTTATCTCCGGGCTTGTAATCAACATCGTTGCCGTCTTTATCCACAATCTTGGAGTTACCCGGAATGGCACGCAAGCCAGAAGAAAGAGCGCTACCCAACTTGCTCACCCAACGGGTACCAGCAGGACGCTCCCAGATTGTCCCCTCTTGAACTAGACCATCGCCATCAGCATCACGGGCATCGTTGTCATACGGAACCACCTTCGGAACGCGTCTGATTATGCTCCCTATCCCTTTTTCAAGAGGGATATGGTTTACATCATATAAACGAGCGCGAAAACCGACCTCGTTCAGACGGTATTCCGGATATCTCATGAATTGCCTTCCTCCATCCAACTGACAGCATCCGGATACAACGCTTTCAAATCTTCTGTTCCCCTATCCGTAGACAGGTGATAGCGCGACAGAATCAAAGCCTCTTCTTTATCTTCTTCTGGAGGAAGATCGGATAGAACATACTGAGACACCATTTCGACAATGCCCAACCGCTCCGGCGTATTGCGCGCCTCTATGTAGTTCTGCATCTTGCCAATCGTCTCTGCACTTACATTACCCATCGCTATTCATCCACTTTTTTTTATACTCGTTGAGTATCTTTCTATCATCTGGATTATCTGTGTCTCCTAGTTTATGCGACCTCATGATGCCCGTAGAACCATGAATCAAAGCAGCCAATCTTTTTTCTTCATCAACGTCATAACTATCCATGGCTTCAACTAGTTGTGCTGCCATTCGTTCATTCCCGCCAATATCAAAATGATTATCGTTGTTCTCAACAATAATCGCAGGCTTAACTGAATGTTGGTAAGGAGTGATTAAAAATTTAGCCATTAGAACGTCCGCTGCCCTTCCCCATACCATGGTTCTTCATCTTCATCATTTTCCAAAAGTTCCATCACTAGCATTTCTCCACCGGAAAGGGTGGCTAATGTCATCTCCAGATGGTTGCTAACGTTCGTCGCGTGAGTCTCCACATCGTCCGGCCCACGACGAGCAGCACCCATAGTTGACATGTCTCGCCCACCCAAAGCGTGGACTTCGGGAAGATCCCCAAAGATTCTTTCCAAGTGAACATCTTTGATGTTTCTCATCTGATCATGGACTTCCTGAACTACTCCCCCCAACTCTGATTCGCTCAACTTGCCCTCCCTAACCGCCTGTCGCAATTCACTAAGCAATCCAAATCCGGGGAAACCGCTGCCTTCAGCCATATGCCCATCTATGTAACCACGAAGATCTGTTGTCGCTCCCCAAGCCCGCTGGAAGTCGATATTGGTCACGCCTGTCTGGTTTGTTCCGCCCGTGTATTCGCTCTGACCAACCAACAAGTTGCCGCCGTGCCTATCTCCCAGACCCATGCTGTAACCGATCAGTAAAGCCCTAAGGCGAGACTTCAACATTTCCGGTTCGTTGCGCTCCTCAAAACTCATATGTGCTAGAGGGATTTCAAGTCCGATATCCGCAGTTACATTATTGAACTCCATAACGATATAAGGATTACCCCGTGGGTCTTCTCCATCTACCATCACGCCACCGGTCGGATCTCCAAGCAATTGACTTATCTGTCGTCCAATAATCTCGTTGTATTGGCTGACATTTGCAATGCCTCCCCCGTCGCTTCCGGGCGTTTCAAATGCATAGTCCGGGCTTTTGATAATAAATCCTTGTTCCGTCCCCGGCTCACTATCGGACCTGCCGTCTGGATCCCTCTTAAGGAAAACATACGATGTACCAAAAGTGCCACCACTGACGTTCGCGCCGGGATTGCCATCTTCGTCAACGGTCACCAGTCTGAAAAGTTTTGACTCGTCTTTTTCGTCTCCGCTGGAATTTTTCAACGCTGCTTCCAGAATCAACTCGCGAGGAACATCAGAGATATTTCCTCCATTACGAATATGTTCAGCAGCGGCTGCGGGCGTTTTGATGTCGCTATCTTCCATCGAAGTTGAAACCAACCCAGAACGACCCAGTTCGTCTGAAGTGCCAATCGTCAAGTTCGACCGCCCCCTCCTCAATCCCCTATACAAAGGAACTTCTGCTGGTCCTTCCTCTCCTCTGCCTCTCGCCCTACGCTCCGCTGCCCGATCCCGTCGTCGTGGAGAATCCGGCGTATCAACATCAGCATCCGGCGGACCACCCCTAATTTCATCAGCAGCCTCCGCCATAATCTTGCCGATAGGATCGTCCGACCCGACACCTAAATCTCCACCGCCGAAGAGTCCATTCGATGCCCACCAATTGCCATAAGCGTTTTTAAGCATCCCGGCTTCTAGGGGATCGTCTTTGTTAATCTTCTTGGATAGATCTTTTTCAATAGCATCAATATCCTTGTCTCTAGACAACACATCTGTGCTAATACCAGAAGGACGATCATCAGTATGTGCAATGTCTTCCCAAGGATGTTTGCCGCCCCCTCGTAAAACATGATGAATCATTTGAAGAGTGACAGGAGAGTCGTTTTCATTGGCGGAATGAATGTTGTAAAGCCTCTTCAAGTCTTCGTGCATTTGATCATTGCGAATCAAACCGGGCTTACGATCCGTCTCATAGGCAATCAATTCTTTGAGGATGTTAGACATCGCTGTTTTAACCACAGTAGGGTCATTGAATCCCTGTATACCCCAAACCACCTTTCCATCATCAGCAGCAGTAACACCAATATATGAATCAGGTCCACCCAACTGGTTGACATGTATCCAAGTATTGCTGTTATAGAAGGTTGCGAAACCTTTTCCTCTAACACCGTATGTTGAGTATGTATCAACAAACATTTCACTATTCTTAACATGAATCTTTGGCGGATTACCTCCCCTGCTTCTGTTGATCGTAATAACCCGATCAGTGTTACCGCTCGCAACCCATTCGCCGCCCTTTACTGTTTGACCATTGCGATCCTCAATGTCTCTAGGGGCTTTAAATTCGATAGAAGCATTAAAACTGGCAGTGATCTGTCCCCCAGTCTGCTGAATAGTTATATTCGGTATGTCATCATCATCATTCCCCCACTGGTTTCGCAGCCGCCACATGAAACTATCTGTTCCAGCAAACTGATTGGCATCACCCAACGAAAACGCTGAAATAACCCACTTCTTGATAATTTCATCTTCTTCTGGAGTCGTACTACCCCTAGCCAAAATCTCATCTACATTGATACCCAACTCTTCAAAGGAACGAGGCATCGTCTCCGGCGGCTTGCCGCGACGCTCATATTCCTTTTTCACAACCTTGAGCCGCTTGTTCCAAATCCTGTCAACAATCTTCTGCAAGAACGTTTGTTCATCTTCGGGCACATCTACTTCGCCTTCACCCGGAACCGGATCAAACCTTCTTTCCATCGACGCATCTTCCAACGGTGCGGTAAGAGCCTTGCGTCGCCGTTCGTTTTCCGACTTCCGATCACTCAAAAATCGTTGAGTCAACTTCACAAGAATCTTGCGTTGACGACCATGCCACGGCTCTCTATCACGATCCCTATTATTCAACTTGTTTAGTTCGTAACGGTTCATCATGCCGTCCCATACCGAAAGATTGTCCAACATCGCCGTCAAGTTCTCTTGGAAAACTTCCGGGTTGTCCATATCTTCACGATGAAACAACATGGCCTCAACTATGGCCGAAACTCGTTCAACCGGATCACGATTCCAACCATGATCATTTTGCAGTTCAAGCAAAACTCCCTCAGGAATGTCGCCGTCATACACGCCAGCCAGCAATCCCTTTTCAATTCCTTCCCTAGTGAACATTTCCTCTGCCCCAAGTTCGGCATGTAGGAAGCCTTCCGGCCAATTTGCACTAGGTTCAATGAAGTCAGCAAACTTGAGATCTCCACCATTCTTTGCCCTAATCAGCAATATGGCATCACTCATTGCTTTTTCAAGTTCATGATCTTCAAAAGCATCAAAATAATCTTCGCCCAACCACTTATCTACCGCAGCAGACAAACTCCTAACAATCCGCTCATCCCGACCCGGACGAAGCGGATCATCGTGGTATGTGTCAGGATCAATATCAATCTCTGGATCGAACCTGTCGGGAGGCGCACTCAAGATTCGTTCTACCGAAGGCATCCCCCGAACCATTTGGGAGTTCAGGTCGCCACCTACACCGCTGCTACCGAAATCAGCCCTCGTTCCATCACCATATTCAACAGACTCAACATCAACGGGATAACCCCGACTATTGCGAACCGATCCTAAATCCTTGCCGGGATTCTTCTCATGCCACGCAATTTGCAGGTTGTCGAAACGAATCATGTCTTCGACTGGGATGACATCTGCGCCATCCCACCTTTCCTTAATCATCGCCATTTCGTCAATTAGTCCCTGTGAAGTGAAATCTTCAACTGGTATCGCCCCATCTGGGTAAAAGTGTCGTTCAACTCCTTCAGCACGACGCTTGCGCCTCAAGTCCGAATCCCCCGTCACCCGATACATGGGGAAAGATTCGCTATGTCCATCTTCAAATTGGACTACATAGAAGGGTCCGCGACCACCGCCACCCGGATCGCTGCGAACCACCGTGCCCCAGCGGTTTCCAATCTTGACCTCATCGCCCTGCCGATACCGAATCAGAACATCTTCACCGGGAAGATCCGAATCGTTTGGCGTCGGCACCAAGTTCTGTATCGGCTGACCGACAAGCGCAGGCGATACACCAGCATCCCTAACTTCTCTAGCCTCCGCTTCCTTTCGTTTCCGAATGTCCCTCAAACGTTCACGCCGCGCCATTGCCCTCTCATGCATCTCTTCAGCCCGAACCATCTCTTCGACAGAAGGCATCCCCCGAATCTGCTGATCCAAATCAAATATGCCACCCGCCGGAGAGCCTTCGTCATGCCATTCGTCTGGATCAATATCATCTGGATCGAAGTCTGCATCTCTGGCTTTTGCCTCCGCAATGCGACGTTCCCGAATGGCCTCCAAACGTTCACGCCTAGCCTTCACGCGCTCCTGTGCAGAAATTCCACTTATCCTGTCCTCTAGTGATTCCTGCCATTCGTTGACAACGGGAACACCCCGAACCGGTTCATTAAATATTTCTGCTGGATCTACTTCTTCGCCCGCTTTGACTCGTCTCCGAATGTCCCTCAAACGTTCACGCCGCTCCTTCGCCCTCTCAAAAATCTCTTCAGATCGAACCATCTCATTGACAGAGGGCATCCCCTGAATCATCCCTCTATCCAACACTATCGGTCGATCTAGTTCATCAAGCCTCGCTCGTATCGCCTCAAACCGTTCACGATGTACATCTGATACGCCCATCCAGTCTGTCTCTGCATATAACGCTTCGATTTCACCACTAATTTCATAAATCCTCGCTTCCTCCTCATCGGTCAACATCCAACGCTTATCGAAAAGTGCTTCACGTTCAGCAATCAATTCGTCATATTTGCGCCCGACTGCATTCCCGCCACCCTGAGATATCCGATCCCCGAATCGGCTATCCATATAAACGCCAGACGTAATGTTGTACCCGTCCGCATCCAAATCCCAATACTTGTCGAAGAACACATCGTTCAACTCTGTAATAAGAGCGTCGATCTCCTCAATCCTCGCTGTCCAACTAATAACAGGCTCCTTGTCGCTCCCCAGACTCTGGAGCGTTTGCCCAAACATATTTCTTCGTGACCGACGTTGACCCATAAGCGCTTCGGGGTCGTCATAGAAGGAGTTTTCGACAATACCCCTAATTGTTGCTTTCCAATCTTCAGGAAAGTCCCTGATCGGCGTCTCAAGTCGTGCGTCAACTTCCGGGTCTTCCCAGTCGAAAGCCTCCTCCAATTGACGGTTACCAGCATTTGAAAGCGCGTCGCCAAGATCTACAAGCGTGTAATCTTGCATATCTACATAGAAGCGTTCCAAAGTGCGCTCAAAGTCACGCTGGAACTCTGGATCATCATCCGGTTCGTAGTATCTATCGGAACTCGGCATCCCACGCAACGATTCCTGCCTAACACGGATTTCATCGAACCTTCTAGACACCCCTGCCGACCGGTCGTTCCTAGCCCTTGCCGCTTTCCTGCCCACCTCGCGGGTTTCAGGAGTCCTATCAGCATTGATTTCTCTGACCCGACGGGCAAAATCACGGACCCGTTGACGCCGCATCTCGCGCCGCAATTCGATCTCAGTGAAATCGGCTCGCGCTCCTTCCTCCCGATCCCTCAGCCTGATCGCTGCTTCTTGGCGCTCTCCGAACGTTTCAACCCGGCGACGAATCCGTTCCCGACGCTGATCACGAACCGCTTGTCGATCCAATTCTCGCTTAACACGGGCATCCGCACGGGCTTTACGTTCACGTTCCAAAATCTGGAAGTCGGCTCGCGCTCCTTCTCGCCGGTCCCTACGACGAATTGCTTCCTCGTTCCGCTCCCTAAACCTTTCAGTTGCCTCTGCCAAACCACGGCCACGCTGCGCGCCACGCTCAGCGCGTCGCTGTCGTCTGGCTTCACGCTCGCGTTCCAAAATGCCAAAGTCGGCTCGCGCACCTTGTTCACGATCCCGACGACGAATCGCTTCCTCGTTACGCTCCCTGAGCCTGTCTGCTGCGCCAGCCGCCCGACCGCGCTGCTCCCCCGGAGTCCTCTCGCTCCTCCTCGTTGGGCCGCGACGATCCCTGCGACGACTCTCACGTTCCCGATCCAACTTCCCAAAATCTGCCCTAGCGCCACGACGACGATCTTCGGCACGGATACCTTCTTCTCTGCGTTCACGGAAGCGTTCAGCCGCGGCAGCAGCACGCTCCGCAATACTTGGACGACGCCTCCCGAAGTCAACCCTCGCCCCCTCCTCACGGTCACGACGACGGATGGCCTCCTCGTTCCGCTCCCCAAATTCAGTAAGTCTCTCCTGCATCCTCCGACGGCGTTCATCACGACGCTGCGTCCTGCGTTCACGACGCGGAGAACGCCGATCAAGTTCTTCTCGTTCAGCACGCTGCCTACCGCGCATATCCCGCCGTGACCTATCGAACTCGTCACGGTCGCGTCGTTGACTAGTCAGTTCCCTAGCCCGTTCAGTATGTCTCCCTGCGGCAGCCTCATCTCGCTCAGCGCCACGCTCCATTCGCGCTGTCCGACGCTCACGGACACCAGCCCCCCTCTGTCTAATCCTTGCAAGTGCCCGCTGCCTGCGTGCCTTTCGTGCCTGACGCCGCAATTCGACCTCAGTGAAGTCGGCTGTAGCATCCAACTCCTGATCCCTGCGACGAATGCCCTGTTCGCGTCGTCCACCAAAACGTTCAGACGCTCCCGCCAAACGACGCTTCAGAGGATCAAAGCGGGAAGTCCGAAGCGGAGAACGCTGGTTTTCACCCGGCTTGTAATCAACATTCTTGCCATTTCCATCAACAAGTTGAACAGAACCAGCCAGTTTCCTAGCGCCAGCCTTCAAACCACGGAAAATAGTTCCCGACGGTCGCTCCCAGATAGTTCCTTCCTGAACCAGACCATCACCATCAGCATCCCGTGCCCGTGGGTTGTAAGGAACAACCTTGGGAATCCGGCGGGCAAAGCGAGACAGACGCACGCCACGCATCCGACGGCGACCAAACACCTTGACTGCCATATCTTCATCAAGTTGGGCTAATACAAACCGGGCTGCCTTTAGATCAACTAGCGAATCTCTGCTCATACCATCGGTGTCGCTAATCCGAAGGTCTGCCAAACTCGGCTTTCCGAACTGATCGGAAAGATCCGGCCTCAACGCCAGATTCTTTTTCTCCACAGAAAACACTGCATACTGCTCACGGTTGAACCGTTGCTCACGCAGAGTTTTAGTTCCAGATTCTTTTGCAATGTTGTAAGGCTTGACGCCCGCCAGACGACGAGGAGCGCGAGGTGACAGAAACATGTGATGAATCCATCTTGAAACCACACGCTTCTGACCATCACTAGAAGTAACGACAACGCGCTCGTTCGGCTTTTTGACACCGTCAAACTTTGGTTTGATTTCCACAAACTCTGGAAATTCTTGAACGAACTTTTCAACATGGGCAAACGGATTGATGATGATGTCGGGATCCCTAGAAATAGACGCCCAGCGGGTACGCATCTTTGCTCCAACCCCAACCGGAATGTCCGTCTTGCGTTCCACCCGGACAGAACCCTGACCGAACGCATACTCAATAGCCTCAACACCCTTGCTCAATAGGCGTATCTCGTCTCCTGCGATTGCACCCTTCCCGATCTTTGAAGTCACATACACGGCACCCTTGATCGCGTCATGATCCTTCATCTTCACTAGTTCTTCTGGAGTCAGCGTGGGTTCATACACCACACCGTCACGCCGAACCAAACGAGTGGTTCCAACATTCTTGCCAACAAAATCAACAACATCATTTACAACAGACTCGCGGCGGGCAGGGCTACCTGCACGATTAGGACGAATCGCCGCTTCGCGTACAACGGCGAAAGGATCGCCCTTAGGCTTCTTGACAACCACATCACGAACCACATCTGGAACGTCCTCTGCCGTAATGCTTTCAAAACGACGAGTCATCTTGGAAACATCACCTGATGTGACCGCTCCCGGCCCCTTTGCCGGAACGTCAAACACCAAACCACCACAGTTGCTCAACTTGGGATCAGTGAACCTGCCACCGTTGATGTACCCCGTGGGACAACGCAGCGCCCCACCGCCAATAGACGGCCTAGCGCCACCACCACCAATGCCACCACTCGGTCCAATACCTCCACCGCCGGGGAACAAAGCCCCCCACAGGGCGGAGCGGATCGGACTGCGATATTTGCTCATATCGCCCGGTGTAAAATAAGAAGCGATACTTGAAAGCGTCCGCCCAAGGCGACCGTGACCACGGCCCTTTACCTCAATTGGTTGTTTAGTCCAGTCGAACGAACCCGGCATTGGAACCGATTGCAGACCCTGCACAAACCGTGCCGCCTTATAGGCGACAGCATTTTGATCCCCATCAATAGGACGAGTCGTGATACCTCCGTCCATGCGGGCCACTCGGCGGTACACCCTCCAACTTGCTATCTCCACCCCGTCTTCGCTTTTGCCACGACGGCGACGACGCTTGCCGGGGATAGCGCGACGGGCCACCCGGCCTGCTGCCCGCGCCGCCCCACCACCACCGTGATGGTTGCCTTCATTCGGCCACTTGCCAGTTGTTTCATGGTGCAACCACGCGCACAACGGTTGGAGCGGATACAACTCTGGATGATTCGCAAGAATGACAATGCACCGCCGAAAACCACCCGGCTTCCGCATAATCGGTCGCCAGAATTTGAGCAGGTGTTCCAACCCACCTCTACGCGGTCCATGACCACGCAAAATATCGCCGGTAATTCTCTCCTGCGGGATTACGTCGATTAAGTCCTGCGGCCCTTTGACCTCAAGAGGCTTATCACTCATAGCACTCCCTAAGGTGATTTACTTGTTCGATTTGCCCTTTTTCTTGGGGGTCTTCCCGTCCTTATACGCTTCATTCACATCAGGGGTGCTTTCGTCATCTTTAACGAAATGGCCCTTCGCTGTCCGCGCCCGTTCGCCCGTGGCCGCAGCCTCAGGAGCGGGAGCAGGAGCCTCTGGCTCTTCTCCCACATGCACAACCCGTCCCAAGTTGGGATCAAAATAACTTTTCTTGTCCATGACATTTACCTATTCTGTTGTCGATTCGTCAGAGTCAATTTCCAACATCTGAAGTTCCATCAAGGAAGCCATGAACTCATCTGTTTCTGCTTGCTTCGTTTCGACCCATTCAGAAGGAATGATGTCTGTTCGTTCCAATTCTTCTGCACGACGCTCAATATGAGACTTCGCCTCAACGTGCCTGTAGGCAGCCTTGACTGCAAGTTCAAGATCGTTGGCATCCACAATCGGGAAAGATCCATCTTCTAGCGCAGCGCCTTCCTCTACAAGACCCTGCAACGCCTCGCCTTCATAATTGGACTTGAGAGCCAACTCGGCTTCCAAAGCATCCTTTTCCCGACGCAGTTCGGTGAGGTCGTCCTGCTCATCATCGGTAAGTTCGATCATGTCGGTTCCAAGAACCTTCCCATCAATCGACACATAAACGTCATATGACTTGCCGTCTACACCGTCAATCTCAACGACGTAAGCGTCTTCGCCGTGGAACAAGTCAACATCCACTCCGTATGACTTTCCATTGACATACTTGAGAGCCGTCATTTCGGCTTCCTCAAATGAAACGATCAACGGGTTTGAAGCACCTTCGTCTTCAAGACTCTTTACGCTCAAGCCCTCGTCCAAGGCGATCCAACCCAATCGGGTTCCGTTGCCTGCGTAGTACGCCTCTTTGTAACCGTCTGCGGTCTTCAAATCCAGAACGAACATGTCGTCCTTAGGCGCATATCCGGAGTCAACAACCTCGCCACCAAACTCGGCTTCGGCAGAAACCTCAATCTCCAGCAATCCGGGCAAACCCTTCTCACTGGCACACCCACCGCGGCAGAAGTTACACACATCACCGCTTCGGATGGTCCGCTCAATGGCACACATGAAGTCAAAATTGCCTAGAGATTTGACGCCCATGCGCTCCAAACGCTTTTCCATACCATTGGTGTTTGCATCATCTTCTTTGCCAATCAGAACAGCCGTCGGGAGAGCAGGAACCATGTTCTTTTCGTCATCGTCCTCCTCTTCCTCAGCGTCCGGATCTTCGCCATTAGCCAATGCCATCAAGCGGGCCAGTCGGCCCTTACCCGGCTTGCCATAGCCCTTGAGATCGTCATCATCCTCTTCAGGAACAAACGGCGGACCGACAGCACCAGCACCAACAGGCGTCATCGGAGAAGTGTTAGGCACTGCCTCCGTTGGTACAGCCTGCATGGGTGAGATCGGACGACGGCGCAATTCTGGACCCTCTTCTTCGTGGTCCGGAACATGCGCCTTGGGATACTCGTCATCTTCGTCAGGAACCTCAACGACATAAGCCTTCATGTCGTCAGTGATCTGTTCCGGATCCATCTCAACAACGACAACCCGCTTTTTCGGACCCATCTCTTTGGCCTGTTCAACGCCACCCGGAGGCTTCAACAAGCCCTCGGCGTCATCCTCCTGATCGTCGTCATCGACCACGACCATGTCGTAAGGATGACCGGTGATGGTGGCAGCCTTGGTTCCATGCTCTTCACAATCCTCGTCGTCACAGTCCTCTTCGGGATGATCACCCGACTTGGTTTCCGTCAAAGAGGCTGCTACCTCTTCTAGAGCAGATAGTTCGTCCTCAAGAGTCTTCTCTTCAGGCTCCACTGCTTCTGTTTCTTTATCGTTTTTAGCCATTTTGGACTCCTATTGGGAAGGCTCGTTAACTAACCAGTCGATATGTAGCAAAGCCTTACCCATGATTCGGGCAACGCTCTTTTTTTCATTTTCGCCTTCAGGCATCAAGACCTCTACGGTCTTGTAACCCAAGGCAACAGATTCTGGGGTTGGACATTGAACTGGAACCCCAACTTTCACCAATGCCTCTACGACATCAGCAATCTCTTCTTCCGTAGCGCACTCAAACGGAATGGACTCCTCGTAATTTGAATAGGTGCCCGGAATCAAAACCTTTTGTTCAACAGGTTCTTTCCGCTCCAACGGACCCTCAGATGGCATTACCTCGTTACAAACACTCTGAAGAATTTCAATAGCGTTAGAGATTTTTTGAATGTTCCTAGAAGAAATCTTGCGACCAGCCTTGACCTCAACATCTTCCTCTAAGGACTTTTCTTCGTGGGTGCAGCCGCACGATCCGTCTACCTTTTCGCAGCCACATGCCGTTTCCTCCTTTTCGCAGCCACATGCCGTTTCCTCCAGCACGCGAACGAAAGTTTCCAAAACCGCAGCCTTGGGCTGAGCGAACAGAAACTCGGAACTGTCCTTGTTGTAGTGGTAACTCACAACCCACGCTTCGTCACCCTTAGTGACGGCAGCCTGCTCCGCGTCAAAGTCCCACAACTTGACATCTTCGTCATCGAAGGATCCCTTAACCGCCGTCTCAAGCAATGACGCAAATACGGTTACCTCTTCATCGACTTCATCGACCTTTTCTTCAACCTCATCCGCTGCCAAATTCTTGACGGTACACAACTCCCCCTCTGTGCCACACTCGGACGCCTCGTTGTCCTTCACGGACAGCGTGCCGGTCAACTGGTTTGCTCCATGGAGGACGGGCGAAACCTCGTACAGTTCCACCTCTTTCAGAACGTTTGCCTGATGAGTGGAGTCATAATCGGCATCAATTGTCTTGTAGCCGATGCTCCACTCCTGCTCATCGCCAAAAAAGGCAACATTGGCAAAGGCTTCCTTGCCACGCTGGGAGTTCAAATTGAACTGAACCCGTGCATACAGGCCACCTACTCCAGCATCGAACATCTTCTTCGGAAGCCGACTGTCCTTGGGCTTGACCTCTTCAATCGTCAACACTTTGCCGATTGGCTCATTCCAGTTATGTCCCCAAACCACACGCGGCTTGCGACGTTTCAATGAGCCACTGAACGCCCCCGGAATAATGATGTCGCCCACGGAATCCTTGTTCCCAATCGCGGCGACAAAACATTCAACAATGCCCTGTGCTTTGTCAATATTGACCTGACCAGCACGGGTTTTAAACTGAATATCTGTATCTTCTATAACAGTCAATGTAGGCATGGTGACTCCAGATAGATGAACTGTCCGGAGTATACAACCACACCATAATCTGAAATGGCAAGTTTACTAAAAGTAGTTTACTAAAACCCTTAATCCCCGAATTTTAACAAGCACCGACAATTGATTGTCAGGGACGGCGGAGCCAAAGGATCACCGGGGAACCTCAAAGTCACACCCTTTTTAAAACTATCCCCAATAGGAATGGTCTGACTTTCAATCACCGCATGACCAGTACGAACTTTGTCATCCTTGCGAGTCAACCAAGTCTTAGTAGCAGCCCCAGCACGGCGACCACCAAAATACAGACCAGCATTATACGCGCCGTTACTCTCAACCTCCGCAATCCGCTTCAAGCGTTTCGTCTGCAACGCAACAAATACTGCCGCCACAGAAGTCGCCAACAAAGCAACTTTTGCCGAAATCGGAGCCGAATCGTCATCGTCACCCAAAAGCATCATTGCCAACAAAATTGCTGCTGCAAGTTCCTTCTTTGTGGTTTCATTTGCTTTTTCGGTTCGCACCAACTGAGATTCAATATACTTTTGAATCTCTTCCTCTGAAGGATCCACCTTTTCATCAGATTCCTTCATCGCTGTAGCCGTTGCTTCCAGCATCGCCCCTTCAATAACCGGAGCCATGTCTTCCCGCAATTGCTTGTTCCAAGTATCAGCATCCCATATAGCGTCAACAGTGAGATCGCCACTGCCCAATAAGCGCTTGGCCTTGGCTCCGGAAATCTTCTCAGTGATTACTCGCTCTTGACGCTGAAAATAGCGTTCCAACGACCGGGCGAAAATGGCTTCCCAACGATCCACATCCTGTGCGGCTTTGTTTTCCCACTCGCCACCCAATTCAAAATGCTTAACTTCGATTCCTTCCGGTGTTCCCTCTTTCGGCATCGGGAACTCGCCAATAGGTAGTTCCGGTTCAGGAACACCCTCCGTGGGTGCGGGAATCGGGGGAGCGGCACCCGGCGGAGGAGCCTCGCCCGGAGGAGCCTCACCTTCAGGTGGCGGCATACCCTCAGCGCCCGGAGGCATCGGTCCGCCCGGACCTTGCGCTCCGCCCATCGCCTCTTCCTTGGTCATCGGCTCTTCGGTGTTTCCAATCGGAGCCAAGTTCGGGTTCGCCAACATCGAATCCGCCAGATAGGAATCGACCTTTTCTTTTCCAGTTTTATCCCGATACTCATTAGCGGTGATCAAACCCTGCTGATGCTCCGTCAAATAGAACCGATCACGTTCCTGCTTACCCATAGTCAAAATGGGCACCGTAGAAGTGTCAAACGTTACATAGTAGTTGTCATCCAAAACATCTAGTCCTCTAGACAACAGTTCCAGATGTGGGTCCATTGTCTCCGACCAGAACACACGCCCCTCTTCGGAGGCGTTGGCAAACGTCCTACCGGACGCGTTGCCGATTACGGATTCGGGGACTCCGAAGGAGGCGAGGATTTCTTCCTTCGTAATCTGTCTAAGAGCCTCATACGCCGCGTCACGCGGGGAGGCACCAGTATCGACAAAGTCCGCGCCGTCATCAGATGCAATAACTCCGATACCACCTGCTCTTGAGAGGCTTCCTCGGAATCGGGCTTGGAGTTCCTGTTTGTCGTCATCATCAATCTGCCCTCGCAAGACGAGCAGCCCACCGGGCCGACCGTCATTCAAAAGAAAGTTTCTATTATACAACTTTGCTAGTGTTTCAGTTTCTATCGCAATACCCGATGATTCCATTGGGGTCATAGACAGATACGGATCCAATGGATGTGGGCGACGGATCCAAATAACATTCTTCGGATTCAGATTTTGTTTCTTGCCGTTCGGCAACTCAACCTCAAACGCCGATACAAACTTCTTTTCGTGGGGGATCGGAGCCGTGTTCTGAGGAGGAAGCAAATGTAACGCCACCGGGTCACCGCCGCGGCCACGAACGATCTCAATAAACGCTCCACGGGTACTCATCAACAACTGAGCAGAAAGCCGATACCGAAAAGCGAAAGAGTTCTCGCCATCATTAGATTGCTGGTTCAGAATTTTCGTAACGCTCGCATTTTCATCTTCACGTTCCACCCGCTCCCCAAACGGAGAGTTGTCCCGAAGAAACATGATAGGCAATCGCGCCTGATTACTAGCGATAGCATCAATAGCACGATAGACCCAAGTGACTTTCGCTACTCCTTCGCGATAGGCTCTCTCAATGTCCCAACCGTCGGTGTAAGGTTTGCCTACAAGACCGGCGTTATAGGCAACCGGCGCTCCGATAGAAACAGCCTTTTTACCGTCAGGTTGGATTGCCTTATTGTTATTCCAAGCCATATTTATTCAGCACCTAACAGATAGCCGTATATGCCTAGCCCAAGTCCCCATGCCGTAATCCCCCAGCCGATGTGAAATTGACCCAGTCCTAAACCCAATAGTATTACAGACAACACCATGAACAGATGAGCAATATTAGAACGTCCCAAAGAAGCGATAATCTTTCTCACATTTATATCCTGTCACGTTCAGACAAAGGTTTCAAGGTATCATAACCCATCATGAAAGATTGGTCCGACATCTATGAGTTCCTTCAACCGAAGGAACCACATTTTTGCCCAGAAACCCCATCACTGACTCAAAAGACCTTTTTGCGCGCTGGGCACCTTGAAGGACTCTTTGGTGGAGCCGCTGGTGGCGGAAAATCCTCTGCACTTTTAATGGCTGCTCTCCAATACGTTGACGTTCCCGACTACTCCGCCATTCTTTTCCGACGCACATATGCCGACCTCGCACTTCCCGGCGCACTCATGGACAGATTTCTTTCGTGGGTTAAAGAGTACGACGAGATCAGGTGGAATGGCTCCACCTATGTAGCCACCTTTCCATCTGGTGCAAGAGTCACTTTCGGTTATCTAAACAATCAAAATGACTACCTTCGTTACAAGTCTTCAGAATTCCAGTTCATTGGAATGGACGAAGTAACTGAAATTCGTGAATTTGATTATCGTTACCTTTTCTCTCGGTTGCGTAAACCGAACTCTGGCGAACTCTCTAAAGTACCACTAAGAATGCGTGCAGCATCCAACCCTGCGCCTAACTGGGTAAGACAACGTTTCATCGAAGAGGGAGAAAAAAGTCCTGATCGAATCTTTGTTCCCAGTTTCCTAGACGACAACCCCGGCATCGACCCTGAGTCGTATCGGCGTGCCCTGCAAGAAATCGACCCCATCGAACGTCAACGATTGGAAAACGGCGACTGGTGGGCGGTGTCCTCAGGAAGCCTGTTCGACCGTGAAAACTTTGTCATCATGGAGCCAAGCGACCTTCCCGATTTCGTGGACCCTGAGTGGTGCCGCTTCTGGGATCTTGCTGCCACCGAACCATCCCATGTGAACCCGGACCCCGACTGGACCGTCGGTGTCCTTGGAGCATTCGACCAAGGGGTGTTCTACATCATCGACATCCAGAGGTGCAGGAAGAACGGAGCGGACATAGAAAAACTAATCGCACAGACTGCCCAACTGGACGGTCCTCATGTCGCCGTCCGGATGGAACAGGAGCCGGGGAGCAGCGGCAAAAACCTGATCGACCAATACGCCCGCTACGTCCTACCCGGCATCGACTTCATCGGTATTCGTTCCACGGGCGACAAAGTTACCCGTGCCAAACCTCTGTCTGCTGCGGTTGCCAACGGAAACGTCAGGCTTGTCAGAGGACCATACATTTCAGACTTCCTTGACGAAGTGGCAACCTTCCCAGAGGCGGCATGGCACGACGATCAGGTAGATGCCACCTCTTCTTGCTTCAACGAGGTGGCCGGTCTGGGTCATCGCCAGCGTGGCCGGGTGTCAATTATTATCTAGGGCTTGACATCTTCCAGCGACGGGGATATGTTCTGCCTTCCGGTTCCCCGGCGTCGCCTGACCAGCGTCGTTCGCCCGTTAGAGGGGCTTGGAATTTTCACGCCCAGTGGTAGGGCGCACTGACCTACACTTCATGGTGGAACTCGGCAGCAGTCAGCACCAGTACCAGAACGAAATCGGATGAAGTGCGGATGCCCGCTGACCGACCGCTTCTGTTCAAAGCGCAAGGTGCCATTTACGACAGTCCGACTGTGACCGGAGTAAATCTTGGCTCTCCGCTTGGAGGGCCAAGAACTCTCGCCCTCCTGCTCCCAGAGTAACGATTCTCTTACTTGTTAAGTATTACTACTTAAAAGGTACATTAGTAAAAACGCGAAAAATCGTTCGCCCACCCGCCGGTTGCGCTTGTCTCACCACTGTGCTATCTTGTTTTCAACTACTACTAGGAGAGGAACCCGTGGGGATCCAAGAGGAACTTTCGGAAATGCTAAACAAGTTGGACGACTCTGTCCACTTGGAGAAGACGACTGAAGACCCGGAACGAATTTACCGTTTGATGCATTTGGGGTTCATACTGTCTGAGGCAAAAAAAATTATCGCTTCTTTGCAGGAAGAGGCCAAGACAATCCTGTTGGATTCCGATTGGGATCGAAGCCCGTTTCACGCTCAACAGTTCAACATGGAAACCAAAACTGGTGCGCCGCGCAAAAAGTGGGACCATGACAAATTGGCGGAACTGGTCGCTCAACGAATTTCTGACACCGCTATCGACATGGACACTGGAGAGATAACCAAAACTCCCCGACAGATGATCAAGGAGTTGCTGCAATACGGAGCCGTCTCTTATTGGAGGGTGCAGGCTTTGCGTGATTTAGGAATTGATGCCGACGAGTATTGCGATGTCGGAGAACCGAATACGAACCTTATCTATAGGAGTAATGAGAATGGCTGAGAAGTCGCAAGCCGATCAACTAGCAGAACCGTTTGACGAGACACTTATTTATCAGCGCTCTCTTGGGGGGCGCAACTTTGACTACGTCGCCGTGGCGGAATACATCGCCCGGTTGAACAAGGTGCTTGGTACGGGCGGATGGAACTACGAAGTTCTTAAGTGCCATGTCCAGCCCGAATACAAAGAGCATGTGATTTCTCATGTTCGGGTTGTCGCTTCTGTCGATGGAGTAACTGCCGTTAAGGAAGCATATGGCGGAACCAAAATCAAGATGCTCAAGGGCGGCGGGGTGATGGATCTTGGAAACGATTTCAAGATTGCAACCAGCGATGCCTTCAAGAAGGCGTGTCAAGGTCTTGGCATTGCCTTGCATCTGGCACGAAGCGAAGAAGCCTTGACGTTGGAGTTGGAAGAGTCTTATCCAATAGAGGGAGATCATTGGCAGGTTTTTGCTGAAAATTTCCGATCTTTGGACGACGCCAAGAAAAACCTATTCCGTACATGGTTCGCTGAGAACGTTCCGGGTGAGAGTAAGCCCAACCGACACATGGATTCCGACCTGTTCGCCAAATGTCAAGTAGAGGTCATTCGACTGTCGTTGGATGCCGAATATGTAGAAGAGGAGGAAACCTACTGATGGGCATTGATCATCAACCTGACACCTTTACGCACAAGCAGATCATGGACGAGCGGCAAAAGGAATATGAGAAATACCTGTCAGAAAAGGAGGAGAAACGGAAGCGTGAGCAATGACACAATTGCCGCTGCCCACCCACTTATCGGCCTCCAGCATTACAACCTACGAGCAATGCCCTCTTCGGTTCAGATTTTCTCGCATAGATCGAATACCGGAACCCACCTCAGAGGCAATGATTTTGGGAACGTTCGTTCACGAAATTCTGGAAGGGTTCTATGCGCTGGATCCAGAAGATCGAACAGTTTCGGAGGCAAGGCGGATCGCTCGGGAACTATGGGAAAATAAGTTCATAGAAGAAACCAGTACGGTTCGGATCAAGAACCTAAATGACTTCCGCTGGCAGGCATGGTGGTGTGTCGAAAACGTTTTCGGCATGGAGAACCCGCCAGATGTCAAGATCCGTGGGATAGAGGACAAGTTCTCTGCTTCCATCAACGATGTTCCTCTCTTGGGGTTCATTGATCGTTGGACTGAGGAAGAGGACGGATCATTAACTGTTACGGACTATAAAAGCGGAAAAGTTTCTAAGCCTCAATACGAGGGTGATAAGATCTTTCAAATTGTTCTTTATGTAGAGATGCTTGAACGTTTGAATGATTTAGAAGTTAATAACGCTGAAATAATGTATGTGAAATTCAAAGAAAGAAAAAGGTATGCCCCTACACCCAAGCGACGAAAGACGGTTTTAAAACTAATTGATCAAACTTGGGAGGGAGTCATGGCCGGATGTGAAAGCGGCCATTTTTCTACGCAGACAGGCCCACTGTGCAATTGGTGCGCCTATAAAAATATTTGTCCAGCATGGAACTAAGGAATAAAACTAATGGATCAACAAGAATTCGACCGCATCGTCTCAGAAGATGTCAAAAACGTATTATCCTCTGAGAAGCAAGACTATCTTCGTCTTAACGAAAATCTAGAAAGATGGAAGAAGTCCCTTCTTAGGTTATTGGAAAACCTTGACGAACAGATTTCTGGACTGGGTCAAGACGAGGCCGTGGTTACGGAGAAACTTCCAACCTCTTTGGTTTCCTCATATAGAATAGAAACGGACGAGAAGAAAACCAAGATTGGTAGATTTCGTTTCTATGTCACTCAGAAACTTTCTGAGGCAGAGAGAATGATCGCCTTGGGTGAAAGCGGTCAAGAAGAAGACCTACGCCTTGCCAGTTTCTATCGAAACGCCATTCTAGAACATCGCTCTGTTATGCAGCAGTACGACTTTGAGCCAACACCCATAGATCATGCGTTGTGGAATTCCATTGACGGCGTGTGGAGTTTCGTGGACCTAGAAAAACAGTTGAGTCAGTGGAACTAAAAGTCGGGTTTGCTTCTGGCGACTGGTCTGGTTCGATCAACGAACCAGACGGCTCTCCCTGTATGGGGGGATCGGGTTGGATCCGCTTCGGCCAATATACAAAATACCTGACGATGCCCCACGTTATTGGTGTGCTTGTATTCAATAACGATTTGGGAATCTTTGGCGTAACAGATTGGAACAACAATCATCATTTTGATTGCAACGTTATTTATATGCAACGCTGGATGGTAAAAGGCATTCCAGAAAATATTAAGATAGCACAACAAAACGGTCAAACTATTGTAAACGATTTAGATGACTGGTATTGGGGTCTTCATGAACGTCATCAGGCTAAAACAAAAATTGACCCTAAAAACAATAAAGAACAAAATACAGCCATTTATGGAAATGTTCTTGCAGCATCAGACTTGGTAATTATTTCTACACCATTTCTATATGAACGAGCAAAAGATAAACTAAGAGTGTCGAACGTACAAATGTTAGAAAATCATGTTGATTTTAGTGCCTTCAAGCCACGACAACATAACGACGATGGAAAAACTATTATCGGATGGCACGGCTCCACAGGACACAGAAGTGGAGATTTGGAAGAAGTTAAACAAGTTTTTCCACAATTGCCTGAAGACCGATTTTCTTTCCACCATACGGGACACTACGGAGGTCATCCCACATTTTGGGAAGAGACTGGAATAACGCAAGATCGGGTCAGTTTGTATCCCATGGTGTCACCGACCATCATCGGCAAGATGCTTCCATTTGATATAGGTATTGCTCCCCTCAATGACATACCTTTCAACCATGCTAAATCGTGGATCAAACCACTTGAATACGCTGCGGCTGGCATTCCTTTTGTTATGTCCAAGTCTCCTGAATATATTCGGTTCAAAGAAGAATACGGGGTTGGCAGGACAGCCAAGAGATTCAGAGATTGGGTCAAACACTTTGAAGCCCTTTCTGATCCTGAAATCAGAAACGAAGAATCTGAAAAGAATCTGAAAGCATTAGAAGCCCTAGACGCGAGGTACGGCGCACTAAGATTGCAGAAGATCTTAGAAAGCGTGCGATGAATGAGCAACATCTATGGCAAGGGGGCAAAGGGCAAGGCGACCAAACTGCACGCCCTGATTGTCAGATCCCGTGGGAGATGTGAGAAGTGTGGATCTAAGCATGTTCTACAGTGCGCTCATATTATCTCTAGAAAATATTCATGGACCCGAACGGACTTGGATAATGCGTTCTGTTTGTGCGCCTCATGCCATCGGTTCTTCACCGACAACCCCGTGGAGTTTGGGATCTTCACAATCGACAAGATCGGTGACGACATGTTTGACGAACTTATTCTCAAACGAAACTCAATAGATAAGTTTGATTGGGAAGAAGAAGCGAAACGCTTGAATGCCATAGCGAAAGAAGAAGGACTGCTGTGAGAACATCCCCCATAGCCCTAGCCGACGTTGAAGACAACATCATCAGGCTGGTTGAAGACTTAGAGGAACACACCGAAGCCTTTGAAGTTCTTGCTGTGGATCACTCCAAAAAAGATGCTCGCTACAAGTCTTCTTGGGCTAAGGAATATCTCGCCGCAAACGGCTCCATCAAGGAGCGTGAGTCATGGGCCGATTACAAACTCTCCGATGAGAACTATGAAGTCAAGGTGGCAGATGCTCTCCTCAAAGCCAAGAAGGAGAAACTAAACTCTATTCGCACAGCGCTTGATTCTCTCAGGACGCTTGCGGCAAACGTGAGGGCGCAAACATGAACCATGGCGTAAGTCCAGACTTGGAAAATCTTCTTGTTCCGATAGAACAATTACAAACGCTTCCCAACAACCCACGCAAAGGAAACATTTCTTCTATTGCGGCTTCGTATAAAAAGTTCGGACAAGTCAAACCCATCGTGGCCGTGGATAACGAGGACGGCACGGGCACCGTCATTGCCGGGAATCACCAATTGGCGGCAGCCAAGCAATTGGGGTGGACCCACATGGCGGTGCTGTACGTTCCGTTCGACCACGACAAGGCCATAGCGTTTGCCTTGGCCGACAACCGAACCTCAGAGTTGGGAGAAGATAATCAGGAACTTCTCCACGACATGCTGATTTCGGTGGTGGAAGACATGCCGGATTTCTTTGAGGAACTTGGCTGGGATGATTTTGAGATTGCCACCATTTCAACCCCGGCTGCTGGAGCAGAATCTGCCGTGGAATCCAACGACGGATGGACCGCTCCGACCCTGATCGCTCCGCCTCCAACGGAAGCAGACGAAGAGACGATGAGGTCTTTAGTGACCCAAGGCGCTACAGCCACCGGTTCTGCTGGGGCCAAAACAGTGGTTCAATACACTTTGGTATTCAACGACGCTGAACAGCAGGCGGTGTGGTATTCGTTCCTAAGATATTTGAAGGCAAACCCAGCCTATGCAGGTTTAGCCACAACCTCAGAGCAAGTGACAGCCTTTTTAAATCGTCACATCAGTCCTGAAGGTTCGACATCAACTGAATAGTGCAGTTGAAAATCGTGGAGTCCTCTGACTCTTTGGTTTCTGTGATCTTCAAATCCAAGGACTCAAGAATCAGATCGACCATCTGTTCAAAATCTTCTTGAACCTCAGCCTCGTCTTCTTCACCAATTTCGACTAAATCCATACAGACCTGAATCAGATGTTCCCGAATAGTCAGAATGGAATCTGAATTACTCACGGTACTCCTCCCCTTGCGGTGGCGTGCCCACCACGCTACACTACGGGCTTCGGGCAATCAACCATTTTGTATTAGGAGAGAACCGTGGCTCGTTCAGGAACAGAAGTAACCGTCAAGGGTAATAACGTCATCGACGTTGAACTCAAGTACAGCAGCAACGGCAACGGCATGTTGAAGTTGCGACTGGCGACCGAACGCTGGCGCAAGCAGGGTGATTCTTGGGAAAAGACCAACACCTCATTCTTTAACGTTCAGGTCTGGGGCGACTTGGCTGAAGCGGCAGCAGGAATCGTTCAGAAGGGCCAGCGGATCATCGTTACTGGTTACTTAGAAGAGCGCAGTTGGGAAGATAAGAATACAGGCGAGAAGCGTTACGCTACTCAGGTCGTTGCCAACGATATTTCGATTCCCGTTGAGGACATCGAAAGCCTCGTTCGGGTGAAGCGCGAAAAGCGCGACGACGCCGCCCAGCCAGCAGCGGTTGCGGCCAAGCCTGCCGCTTCGCAGGATCCGTTCGATGAGGAACTAGACTTCTGACACACATAGTTGGTGTAAACTCTGAATATTAGCGCCTAGTTTCAGAGGTCAACATGATAGAAGTCCTTACAGAAATATTGTCCGATTCGTACAAGCGCGGACCAGAACTTCCCTTCATCAACCCCAAGTTGATCCTAGAGGCCACAGGTACACCGACCGGAGAACAAGCGCTTTGGTCCTATGGGCGAGATTCTAGATCTCATCGCCCCCACTATGTGATTGATCCAGATGAGTTGAAGATCCATAAGATCCTCAATACGGATTATGGGGTTATAGGCGATTTTCATCCCACTCAACCACAATGGTCATCTCGTTGCATTTTTGTCGCCATTGTCAAAGAGGAAAACGTGAGCCTGACAGCGGAGCAAGAAGAATCTGCTGGTCGTCTTTTAAGACTTCTGTGTGACACAGAGGCCGTCCCCGCCATCACCTACGAAGGTGGGGAAATGGGAACACAAACTTTTACTACCTTTGAAGGGATTCTACTTTGGTCCTCCATGCCGAGTGGGCGGACATCTCCGGGCAAAATCAACTGGACAAACCTGAACAAAGGTTTGCAGGACTTTAAAACTCCTAAACTGTTGGGCGTCGGCGGAGAAGACACAAGGGTCTACGAAGATGAAGAAGAGGCAGCGGTAGAAACCCCAACAGAAGATTTGGATTCACTGACCGTGGCAGAACTCAAAGAAATCGCTTCCGAAGCAGGTGTTGCATATCGGAATTTGCGAAAAGCAGAACTAATAGAGGCCATTGAAGCCGCACGCGCCTAACACTATTAGTTGCAGTAAGCAGTATTTGCGGTTGTGGTATGCTAAGCCCCCCTGCCGGGGGATGCTTATCGGTTGTGGCGCGGGGCCGGAGGTTGGCATGAGGACCATCCCTCCTCCCGTCCCGCGTTACAACTAGAGTAATCCTATGCCGCGTAAGCGTCTATTCCTAGATATGAACGTAGTCGAAGCAGCCCGTGAACGGCTCCGACACGTTTACGATACTTTCGACACGGTTTGTGTCCAGTTCAGCGGAGGCAAAGATTCTTCTGCCGTCCTACTTCTTGCGAAAGAAATCCATGAAGAACGAGGACTTGGACCCGTCAAGACCATCTTCCGTGATGAAGAAATGGTCAGTCCTGCCGTTATCCGTTACATGGAATGGGTCAAAGATCTTCCGTGGGTTGACATGGAGTGGTACTGCCTGCCGATGGGGCAGGAAATTTGGGTGCTTGGTCGCAGAGAGTACGTTCTGCTCTGGTCAAAACAGCGACAAGAAGAAGGACGCTTGGTTCGGGAGATACCCCCGTGGGCTATCACCGCCCAAGATTTCGGACTAGATAATAGCGTGGTGGTTCCGCAGCCTGTTGATTATTACACGATGCAAGGGAAGGAAGGTCGAACCGCCTTCCTCACGGGTATTCGGGCAAACGAATCCATGATTCGATATCGGTCCGTTGTCCAAAAACTCCATGAGAACTACATCAATCGTCCATACCGGCTGAGCAAGGCCATTCCGTTGCGACTCATCAAACCTATTTACGATTGGATTACAGACGATGTTCTCAAGTATGTATCCGTGGACAACAACTTCCCCTATTGCGAGTATTACGACTACGCAGCAATGTCGGGAGCAAACACACGGGTGGGAATTCCGTTACACTCTGTTGCTGCTCGCAGGCTCAATGATGTAGTTACAACGGAGCCAGAGTTTTATGACGCTCTAGTGACGGCATTTCCACACATAGATGCCCAGCGTCGGCTGTGGAAGGATTTCAATATCGAATCCCTGATTGCTTCTTACGCTCAGGAAAGTTGGGACGGCGTTCGTCGTTGCATCAACGAGAACATGCTTTCACCGGGAAAACACCAAGACGCTATGAAATTCGTAGCAGAATTTCGCAAAAAGCGTAATAACGATCCCTATGGCTATCCGATTGATCACTTGATTCGGATACTGCTGCTAAATGAATTTCGCCATACAGCCCCATCACCGGTCGGTCCGAAAACGAAAGCCCACAGGATGCGCGTCGCTGCCTTACAGGAAGCCGACGACTTAGATAAGGTAGATGATCTTTTATGAACTTGGAACTTCTCAAAACGGAAAACCTCAAGGTTCCCGACTGGAGAACCACTCATATTCTAAAACCCAACCTGATTGGGCTGATGAAGTCTATAGAAGAATACGGAATGATCAATCCAATTCTCACTATGACAGATGGCACCATCATCGACGGTTTCGCCCGCTGGGTCGCCGCACAGTCGCTGGGTCTTAAAAAGATTCCCGTTCAAAGGCGCGATTGTGGAAAGACAGAAGCAATGATGCTTCACATCCAACTCAACAGGGCCAGAGGAGAGATTGTCCCACATCGTCTCAGTAAAACGATTCGTCTATTGAGCGTAGCCATGGACGAACAGGTCATCTTGAATTCATTCAATATGAAAATAGATGAACTGGATGTGCTGCTGGATGGATCCCTCGTCAAGAAGAGGAAAGTTTCAGAGCATTCTTACAGCAAGGCGTGGATCCCTATCGAATCCACGGCCAGTGAAGATTTCAGTATAGAGCGACCGCCTACGCCAGACGCATAAAAAGGGGCGGGCCGGAAGTCCGACCCGCCCCTTTCGGTGTAGCGGTCGCACCTCCTAACCTAAGTCGGAGATTCCCTGCCGGGGAACCTGAACCATTGTGACTTCTAGATCTTACCTCTAGTGTCTGCCTCAGAAAGAAAGTCTTCCATCAGACTTGCGGCAGTTACGCCTTCCGACCCTTCTGCCGTACCTTCAGTGGCCGCATCCACTACGGAACGCTTGTGGTTGATGAGGCTATAGACCGATTCATCAATAGTTCCAGCCGCCAAAGCATGAGTTATCTGTACGCTTCCCTTGGTTCCTATGCGGTGTATTCGCGCAGACACCTGATCCACATCTGCGGGTGTCCAAGGATGCTCAATAAAAAGCATGTCCTGTGCAGCCGTCAGAGTGTGTCCAGCCTTGGAAGCCTGAATGGACAGCACAATCACAGGAGCATCTTCCGCCGATTGCTCCATGAATGCGCTCTTGGCCTTCTCTACATCGTCTACTTTCATCCCGCCTTGGATTTTCAACCCGCCATATTCATCCGCTAAGGCATCAACGATTTCACGATGATGGGCAGCCAACACCACCTTGCGTCCTTCGTTGATGCGGATCTGAACCCATTCGTCCACTGCTTTGAGTTTTGACTTGGCTGCGATTTTCTTTAGAACGGAAAGCCTGACCAAATGTTCGTGTGCTTCTGCTTTGAATCTGGCCCGCACCGCAGCGCTCCTTGGATCCTGACCTAGTTCGGCAGCCAACTCAGCAGCCCGGTCAGCAAGGAACTGAACGATGTCCTCTTCTGCCTGTTTGTATTCCTTTGCGTATTTGGGATCAGGTTCGATCATCCATTCAGAATGCCGGATGGGTGGAAGATCCTTGAGGACTTGATCTTTAGTCCTTCTTATATAGCACGATCCCCTGAGGCGTTCGTTGAGTTCATCTAGGTTGGTGGCTCCGTCGATGTGCCATTGCTTGAACCGGTCTTGGAAGGCTCCGCAGTACCTCTTGTAGAAGGCCCAGAGTCCTCCGAATTCCTTAAGTCTTCCGATGATTTCCAGTTGGGGTCCGTACTCAGCCGGACGAGATGTAATAGGCGTTCCAGTAAGGCAAAAAACCAACCCTGTATTCGGTACTGTTTTTGCGAGTTTCTGGGCACACTTTGTTCTCTTCGCTTTGGGATTTTTGAGATAGTGGCTTTCGTCAAATATGTAGGACTGGTATCCCTTCAACGCTTCGGGGTGATAGTCGATGTTGGAATACCCAATGATAGTGAAGTCTGCTTCTTCCTCTGGAAACTCGCTTCGGTTGATCACCCGTCGCCATGTTCGACTTGGAAAGAACTTGTCGATTTCCGTGGCCCAATTCAACGCCAAGTTGGGTGGACATACGATGAGAGAGGGGTACGCATTTTCGCATTGGACCGCAGCCAACGACATGACTGATTTTCCGGTTCCCATTTCGTCTGCTAGGAACAGTTTCTTATGATCTACGAGGTATTGAACTCCGGCCTTCTGGTAGGGGAGCAATTCACCAACAAGGTCTGGAACTTCAATCTCAGCGTTCAGTGAACGGGAAGCAGCAATCTTCTGTGCTTGCTCCTCAATAACCTTGAGTTCCATCGACTCAAGTTCTTCGGGAACATTCATCCGGAAGTTTCGTGCGAACTGAAGTGCTTGGGAAAGACTGGATCTTGGAGCCTCCCAAACCTTCTTCTTCGTGTTCCACCACGAACCTGCGATTTGACGAACAGCAGCGACCTTCACGGAATCATAGGCAAACCTGATGATCAGACTTTCGTCAACCAGTTCTATTCCCTGCATCTCATAAGGAGGGTCAGGCAGATCCAACACGCGCAGATCAGGATCAAGCCAATAATCGAACTGAACGGCAAAGATCTTCAAGGGCTTCAAACTGGAAACTGGGATTCTCCACACTTGGCCCAGTCGATCCCACTTAGCGCCCGGAACCCCCTTGATAGCAGCCACTTCATTGGCCTCATAGGGGCTGTTCAGAACTATTTGGTCATCGTTGAGGCGAATCGCCTTTTCGGTGGTCATGTTGATTCCAACCTACTACAAATCTAAATGCTTGACAAATGACTCCGGATGGGATAGTATTATCTCAACGACCTTTGAGGAGGTAGAAAATATGAGTCACGAATTAGAAGTATCAGGAAGCGGCGAAGCCAGTTTCGCCTATCGTAAAGAAGGTGGTGCGCCATGGCACCGGCTGGGCGTAGCCCTGTCGGGATACCAGACGGCACCAGCCATCCTAGAGGCAGCGAAGGCCGACTATGAGGTTACCCTCCTGCCCGTAAAGTACATCACCCCCAATGGGATCTTGATGGAAATGGAAGACAGGCACATCACGGCCCGTCTGAACGATGACGGTGGCGTCGTTCCGTTTGAGGTTGTGAAAGACCGATACCGGATCGTACAGAACTCCACGGTCTTGGAGAAGGCTTTGAATGTTGTCGGAGCCTCCGCAGGCGATGCCATTATGGATACAGCAGGCGTCCTCAAGGACGGTCGTGAGTTCTTCGCGACCATTGACTTGGGAACCCTCGTTCTGGATCCCATGGGCGTAGCCGACAGGATCCAGCGGTTCCTTGTCGTTCATACAAGCCACGATGGCACCACGCCGATCACCTATGCGAATACCGACATTCGGGCCGTCTGTGCAAACACGGTTCGCATGGGATTGAAGTCTGCACGATCCGTAGTGACTGCTCGTCATACGGCCAATTACAACAGGGCTTTGGAAGAGGCCAACGAGGTTCTCCAGATCTCACGGGATTGGGCGAGTGAATTCAGCGCCAAAGCGGAGAGGCTGCTTGCGGCTCCTATGCCTGCTTCCAGCAACAAGATTGACAGCGTTCTGAATGGTCTGTGGCCTGAGAGGGATGCAGATACCGACCGTAAGAAGGTCAACCGCGACGAAACCATTTCGATGGTTCGTTCCCTGTACGGGAATGCGAAGAACGCAGGTGGTTATGGCTACAACGGTTGGAGCCTGTTGAACGCAGTTGGGGAATACTACGACCATCATTGGTTCGATGACCCGAAGCGCAACGCAATGGCTGCGATGACGATTGGGAACAAGTCCCATCTGATGAAGGCCAAAGCAACAGATTTGATTCTACAGACTGTTTAGAATCGTCTCCGATGCCAAGGCCAAAGTTCAGGGTTATCCCTATGGATCAAGAGGAACCAAAACAAACGCAACTGGATTTCATGCTAGATGAACTCCAAGAATCGAATCCCAAAGCATTGCGTTTTGTTGATCCAACTTTTGACGAAGCCATTATCGGCATCGGTTGCCAATACTCAAAAGACCCAGTCCTCGTCTATGACGAACAAAAGATGGTAGAACATCTCGTCTGGACAGAGGGCTGGGACTTTGAGGATGCTTGGGACTTCCTAAGTCACAACACGTTCAACGCGTGGTTGGGCGAGGGAACCCCAATTATTCTTAAAACAATTCACGATTGGTAAAATTATGTGGTTACCTCCAAACAAGGTCGTTCTGACCGAAGAGATGAAAGCGGAGGCCCAACAGATGGCTGACGCCATGGGCGACGGGACAGGTCGTCGTGGTTCTATTCTGGAAGGTGGGGGCGACCTCTTGGGTTGTCTTGGAGAACTCGCCTTCAAGGAAGTTCTGACAACACACCAGTACCAGTTCCCGTTAGAGATCGAACACAAGCCCAACCCCCATTACGATCTAGATGTCAACCAGATCAAGATCGACGTAAAAACCAAATGGGCCAAAACCATGCCCGACAAACTTTGGGAGGGCAGCGTTGCCATGGGTCGTGAAGACAACCAAGACGTAGATGCTTTCGCCTTTATGCGTATCGGCTACCACGAAGAAGCAATGGTTGACGGAGTGAAGGTGCCGGGGAACGTCGGCTGGTTCATAGGATGGTTATCGAAGAAGGACTTCTACGACCGTGCCACCCCTTTGAAAAAGGGTGAAGTGGATCCTCGTCCATCAAACAACAATCAGTTCAGGTCACACAAAGACCAGTGGAACGTTTATCATTACCAAATGAATCGTTATCTCAAGGATTTGGTCGGCCCGGAACTATTTTAGTGGACTTACAACCTACTATTAGTAGTAGTGGTACCTTGGTTGTGGGAGGTTAATCATGATTCACTGTCCCAAATGTTCTAACGATTTAAGCGAAGAAGCCGAAAGCGGCGCTACAACCGGGATGTGGACATTCCGGATTGTCTGCGAATGCGGCAGACATTACCTGTGGCGACAAGGCAGAATATTTGCTATGCGAACTGCGAGTACCCCTTCACCTTCGCCCGTTTCTCGCTGAGTGGTGTCCAATTTCTGCGGATAATCCTCCGCTCTCTGTCGGTCGTCCCACCCCATATGCCTAGTTCGTGGTTGACGATGGCGTAGTCAAGGCAGTCTCGCTTCACCGGACAACCTCTACAAATTGCATACGCCCGAATTCTTTTTACCCGCTGCTGCGGGTCACCACGAAGGATGAAAAAGTCGGCAGTGTCCTGATCCCGACACGCCGCACCCTTCATCCAATCGTCAATACCGCTAACATTTTCCATAGCGACCCCTCACATAGTGGTGAATTCAAGAACAATAAACGGCCACTCATCGTCGTTGCCACGACGCATCCGAACCGGCCATTCCCGCTGATCTCTCATTCCACGGTAATGATTGACTTCCATTGTGTTGGGATCTGTCGGGTCAGGGCTGATAGCAATACCGAACTCAGACCATCGACTCCAAACGGCTGAACCAAACGGCCTCAAATCCCTGCTGGTACCTGACCCCAATGGGGCATGATGTTCCAACCAGAGAGCGCAATCATATTCATATCGGATGTAATCAAAAAACTTTGCCACTTCTGTAGTTACCGATTCAGAGGTACGTCCACCCGGATCCAAGAACGCTTTGTACAGCGGACCCAAAACCAGTAGGTCTGGTTGAGTCTCATCAATCCAACCAATAAGTTTGTTGCGGTCCTCAACCTTGAGCAGATCCAGTCCGTCGGGTTTTACGACGAGATTGGCTTCCATCTCTTTCGCCTTCCCTACCATGTCGATCCGATGGTAGATGCGACGGGCTGTCCTGCGAATGATTCGTTCAGGGTTTTCCAAGTCGATAAACAAGGTCTTTATCGGAGGCATCTTGTCTCGTTTGAATGGATGAATCCCTGCTGCCGCCATTAACGCAACTTGTCTTGCTAGGAAGGTTTTCCCAACTCCCTCCGCTGCAACAACGATGACCCGTTCTTGACGTTCCAACAGGTGAGGGATCAACCATTCATATTGGTCACTGGCTTCCTCTTGCAGCAGGGTTGCCCAATCAACCAGTCGCCCCGGTTCCTCCAAGGAGTTATCGACATTGAAACCGTCCAGTAATCGTTGAGCCTTGTTGACCCGTTGAGCCAGTGGGAGACTGTGGTCTAGATCCATGAGCGATTCGACAAAGTTCGTGAACTCGTCACGGATCTCACCTGCCACAATCTCAAGATCTGAAAGTTCCAAACCGGATCCGATGTGATCCGAAATATCCTTACCTCGGGTGGGCTTAAATACCTTTACCTTCGATCCGGCTTTACGAAGTTGAGCGGCAACATTGCTTGCGTGAATCTCGCCGGGTCTGTCATTATCGGCAATAATGACAACCTTTGCTCCAGCCAACGCCTTTGTATGGTTTGGCAACCACTTCTCTTGACCTTCGGCTCCTGCCCCACCGGGATTACAGGTAGCAACCTTCCCTAGTCGCTCCAGAGTGGCAACATCCTTTTCACCCTCTACGACGTAAACGATCCTATCGTTTTTGATCTGCTCAATAATCTCAGGCAATCGGTACAGGGGTTTTTCTATTCCCTGAGTCCCCCAAACCCATTCACCATTTTCGTAACGTTGCTGACGGAAAGTTTTCCCGCCATCGTCTTCACGGAAACGAAGCACTTGCATCACCGGATCTCCGGCAGCGTTCTTGTAGACGTAGGTATCTTCTAGTTTCATTTTACCTTTAGACTTCTTTTCCCCTGAATCCGGAAACAACTCGTTTGGCTTGAGTCCCATGGATTCACAAATTTGACCAAAATCACAGCCGTCGCCACGATGGCAATTGAGCAGAACCTGTCCTTCACGGCCCAACCCAACAGTAAGGGAAGGATTTTGATCATCTCCCCGGCAGGGACAAGCAGCGTTCCAGCCGGTTCCAGAACTTGTTACCTTGTTCAAACGAGAAAGAACGAGATCTATTTCAGGTGTTCTATCAGCCACCTAGATACCTGCTTCTTTCTGCCTTTAGAACTATCGCTTCATAAGCCTTTAGAAATAGTTCTCTATCAGAATTCGTTCTTAGACCTGCACCATTCTTGGGAAATGAACGCATAGTTTCTCCCACCAAATCGTGGGGCTTGTTGAAACTGGTTCCAGATTCAGCCGCATCTATGGCAGCACGAAACTGTGACCAAGCCTGAGGCGCAGCCGGGATTTCATCTCCCAACGCAAGGTCAATAGCCAATCGCCTGACCTGTCCCACCCGCGGCAGGCGCTGCTGATCCAAAACTATTATTTGGTCAACTGCTTCATTCACTGAATCGGCTGACAAGTCTTCAAGGAACTTCCACCATAATGAACACCGTTCCTTGAACGGAGGACCGCCCGTGGCAGCATCCCAGTTGATGCACACCTTTTTTAAGATAGGGACGAGATCTGACTTTTCCACTGTCAGATTAGAACATTGTGTCTTCACCGTTGGCGAAGGCTTCTAAGACTTCAAAGCCATCTTCCGCCTTGTCGCAAAGTTCCAAAAACATTTCAATGTGCTGCTCGTCTCTTAAGATCAATTCGATATCGTCGTACTTTTTTCCCTGCGGGTTATGCCCCATATGCCATGGAGAGTTGGTGCATCCACGGATAGCGTCCTTGCAGTCTTGAATGCCATACATTCTGATAGCCTGCTTGATTTTCCTGCGACGCTTTTCCCCAAGAACCGGTTTACGTCCTTTGGGAGAGGTTCGGCAGAGAAGCACCCATTCTTGGAATACCTCAAAGACTTCTTCTGGCGATGGTTCGGACATGGGTACCCTTCCTTCCGTCCTGTCCGTCCATCATAGATCATGGATTCAGGTTCCGCAAATGGGGTGGGAGTGGCGGGGATCGAACCCGCGCTCTTCGGATTAAAAGTCCGCTGCCTTACCGCTTGGCTACACTCCCGCCTATGGGGTGGTGTCTCGTATCTGCCTTCTCGTTAAAGAGATCGTTGCGGAATCTACGACCATTCGTCCCCACTGATCAGGTCGGATCACTACATCAACCTGCTCGGGAGGAACCTTGAACCGACCAGCCAGAAGCGCTCTCATCTTTGACGCTTCCAACTCAGCGCCGGACAGATCGTCGTCGTAAGGACTCTCCACAGGGATGGCAAGAGACTGACTCATATCTTCAAACCTTTCAGCGTCGATGCATTTGATGCATCCAAGGACACCAGTCGGAGACTTGCGTTTTCTAACCACGCTATGCCCGCACACCAACTGATGAACCCATTGGACATGACCATATTTGCCCAATTTGGTAACACTGACCATTTCCCGACGAGGGGCATTACGCGGACTGGGCATCGCACCATTGGTGGGCAGATTGGATTGCTACTTCAAGGTTAGAGGACCAAGGCATACAGAGTGACATCCACCAGTCGGTATAAATCCATGGAAACTCTTCGGAGTGGATGTCAACGGTTTCATGCAACTTGATGATTACTTCATCCACTTTAGGCCACAAGCCCTTTTGAATCTCAATCCAGTCTTCTACCTTTTGCTGAAGTTCCTTGTCATCAGGTGTCATCAGGTAACGATGGACACAGGAATCTCCCTGTTTGGGCAACTGGCGTTCAAACGAAGAGATCTCAATGGCTTGAACTAAATCTTCTGGAATTGAAAAGGTTGTTTCTGACATGTTTTGAAACCCTTTGTAATAACTGTTATGAAATTCTTGCGGACTGACCCCTTTAGATGTTACACTGTACGACATCGGTGCCGGTCGTGCAACATTACTAACAGCGACTGCAACTGTCAGAGGAGGGATTTGGAATGCCGCTACCCAGAATACTCAAAATCGGGATCGCTTTCATTTGTGCTGCTTTGGTTTCTCAGGCCCACATCAACAATGCATCACCGTCTGATCATCCCATGGCGCGTGCAGCGACAACAAACGTTAATCCAGAACTACTATTTGCCATAAGTACGACGACGACCAGTACGACTACCACGACGACGACTACGACCAGTACGACTACTACGACGATTGTTCACAAAGCGGTCGAACCACGCCACTCCACCAATTTCGCCAACCCGAACAACACCAATTTCGCCAACCCGAACAAAACGTATGAAGCCTCATTGCCTCCCGCTGGTTCAGCAAGCGACATTTGGTATGAGTCCTATCCTCCCGGCGGTTCTTTTGATTCGATCCCCTTCCTCATCGACAACCAATACGGCTTCTACGAGAAGGGTTCCCACATCGCAGAATTGCAGCGCCTACTGGGGATGCGATATGTAGACGGCATCTATGGACCCGATACCCGCAAAATCCACATGGAATGGTTCGGTTCCACAGAAGCGGCCCAGAGATACTTCTACAACCGGAGCAACTGGTGGGTAGAAACCCACGATCCAGAAATAGATTGGCAGCACAACTGGATGAACTGGGAAGAACCTCCCACGTTGCAAGAGTTGGTTGACATCTATTTCCTACCAGAAGACAGGGAATGGGCACTCAAGGTTGCCTTTTGTGAATCCAGTGGGCTACCCTCAGACTCCTATTCAAACTCTGTCTCGTCGGCTCTGGCCGTAGGATGGTTCCAACATCTAAGCAAATTCTGGTTGGACAGAAGCACCGCTGCCGGATGGCGCGGCTATGACATATTCGATACTGAGCCAAATGTTGCCGTAGCAGCATGGCTGTTCTATAGGAGCGGGGATTCCCACTGGAACCCGTCAAAAGCGTGCTGGGGAGGAACCGCACATGGCTAATAAGATACTTGAAGAGGACGACACGAAGATCGTGTATCGGACTTCCTTTGGAATCCTCACCGTTTTCAAGAAAGACGCACCGGGCTTGAAGGACGGTAAAGCCGGAACGAGCCAGATGGTTCCCCATGAGGGTCAGCCAGTCGCCCGCCGGATGAAACTAAAGAAGAAATACCGGAACCAGTCATGAGTTACGATCCCAACGCAGTAGATACCGACGCCGATTATCCGCTGCCCGCTCCCCATCCAGCGAAGTTCACCCCTAGACATCTGAACGCAATCACCGAAATCCTTGAAGACCTCTATGGACCCGGTAATGACGTTTCAATTTTGGATCCTTTCGCCGGTATAGGCACAATCCACGAACTGCCATTCACCACACGGGGCATCGAACTTGAACCAGAATGGGCAAACCAGCATCAACTAACAGACGTAGGAAGCGCCCTCAACACCAAATTCCCAAATGGGTGTTTCGACGCAGTCATAACCTCGCCCTGCTTCGGTAACAGGATGGCCGACCACCACGACGCTAAAGACGACAGCAAACGACACACCTACAGGCATTATTTGGGCAGACCTCTCACAGATGGAAGTTCTGCTGTCATGCAATGGGGCGAGGACTACCAACATTTCCACACAGAAGCATGGTCGGAAGCAAAGCGTGTCCTAAAACCCGGTGGAATTTTGATCATCAACATCAAAGACCACGTTCGGGGTGGAGTAATTCAACATGTAACAAAATGGCATAGCGATACCTGTGTCCGTGTCGGATTCAAGCAGGTCGATACGATCATTATTCCTGTTACGGGTTTAACACATGGAGAGAACTTCAATCAACGAATACCTCATGAGTCATTGCTAGTCTTTGAGAAACCATTGCTAAGAGCAGAAGCATCTGATATCATGGCGGGTTGAAGAGAGGAGTATTAGTGAGTAGAAACGCTGTTCGGGCTAAAATCCGACATAAGAATAAAGACATTCACTTGGGTTATTATCAAACTCAAGCCCAAGCGACCGCAGCGAAGGCTGGAGCGCACGCGGCTTTGGACAAGTGGGAAGAACTCAACCCTCCTAAGCCCCCGCCGAAGCGGAAGTTGCCTAGCGTTGAAACGTTAAAGCACTTTATTTCTCAAGGTGTTTACGATCCTGTGATCGAACAACTCAAAGAGATCATTGTGGCTAGGTCTAATCTTGTTAAGCGAATGGAACAGGCCAGCAAGGCTGCAACTTGGTTTGGCAAAGGTGTAGATAGAACCATCGCAGAAGAAGATTTCAATGATATCCACGACCGATACGGTAAGGATGGATATCTAATAGGTTAGACACGGCAGTCTGGGTCAAGCAAGGACAGGCCCGGTTCGGCATGTTAAGGCACGGATAGCGCGGCAGGCTAGGCACGGTTCGGCGTGTTTAGGCAAGGTCTGGTTGGGTTCGGCAGCGCAGGCTAGGACAGGCTCGTCACGGCGCGGCCCGGTTCGGCATGGCGCGGTCAGGTTTAGCACGGCAGGCGCGGTCAGGCGGGCTAGGCGCGGCGCGGCAGAGTTGGGTGGGGTCTGGTTAGGCACGGCAGGCTCGGTGTGGTTGGGATTGGTTAGGCTGGTCAAGGTATGGTTGGGCATCGCAGGCATGGATCGGTGAGGCTGGGCGCAGCGCGGTGAGGCTGGGAGCGGCGAGGTAAGGCAGGCACGGTTGGGCTTGGCGCGTTCCGGAAGCGTAAGGCACGGCAAGGCAGGATCGGTTAGGTTTGGCCTCGTTGCGTTTGGTGAGGCAGGGTTTGGTCCGGCACGGCAGGCAGGGTTCGGCAAGGCTCGGCATGGAGCGGTACGGCATGGCGGGGTTGGGCAGGCATGGCGTGACACGGTCGGGCTAGGTGCGGCGCGGTCTGGTGCGGCGCGGTCAGGCATGGAGAGGCGAGGCGACGCTAGGAACGGTGCGGTAGGGTAGGATCGGTTAGGCGTGGCCGGGATCGGTGAGGCGTGGCAGGAAAGGCATGGCATGTTACGGCAGGGCGAGGAGAGGAGAGGCGTGGCAGGCGTGGTTAGGCAGCGTGGCTGCTATATGACACCCCTCAAGGCAAAGACCATTGGTGGCCGTCACGATCCTGTTGGGAAGATACAGTGTGATGGCCAAGCCACATTTTTATAGGAGGGCACCATGAGTGTTGGTTGCACCATCTGTGGGGAGATTTGTTATTGCGAGCCCGATGCTGCTATTGGCGTAGGGCCAGAGGCGTGGGACGACTTCGTGGAAATGGTTGAATCTGACCGGCCACGGTTCCTGCCCGGCTTGAAACGGCTGTTCGACCGGGTGGCCCCGTGGCTGATTGGCAATGTCAGCGAAGCGGGTAGTACATCTCAGGATGTGGATGTACAGGCTGCACCTTGTGGAACAGACGAAAAGTTACAGGCTGCACCTTGTAGTTGCGGCAAGTACCGCTTCCCAGCGTTCGAGTTGGAGACATTGGACTGGTCGTGGGGGCCAATCACGGACGACGACGGCGTGCATGAGGCCGACAGGTGCCTGTTCGGGTTGCGGGAGCCGTCCGTTCAGGAGTCTGGAACCCACCCATCTGGTATCGCAGTAGAGATTGTTGGGCGATCATTCGACACCATCGAAGTTGCGCCAGAAAATGTCGTGCAATGGGATGAGCAGATGTTCACCCTTCAGGTGAACTGGGATGACTGGTGCAGAA